GGGCCGGCGGGAGCCCAGCCCCGGGCCGGCGGGAGCCCAGCCCCGGGCCGGCGGGAGCCCAGCCCCGGGCCGGCGGGAGCCCTGCCCCGGGACCCTAACCCTAGAGCATAGCACACTACCATCACTGTGCAAAATGTAACAGCGGTTACCGCCCCAGCCCCCGGAAGGCAAAAAGCCCAATGATTTCAAGTACTTAGATCCGGGGCGGGCTGTAGTCTAGCTCACTGTGCATTACGGGCAAGCGGAAATTGCTGGGGAATTTTGCCGAGCCCCCGGTCCGGGGGCTGTAGCCCCCAAAGCCCCCGGTCCGGGGGCTTTGCTTCCTATACGCGCGCGCGCGCGTGTGCGTTGCGTGCGTGCGTGCGTGCGTGCGTGCGCGCGCGCGCGCGGTGCGTGCGCATGTGCGGCGTGGTCTGCTTGGCGGGCGCATCCTGCGAAGGGTCGGCGCGCGGAGGCGAGTCCGCGCGGCGTGAGCAAACCGCGGCCTGACTCTGCTCAAGGCGTTCGCGCGCCGACCTCTAAATGTCCCCCATCGCGTCACGGTACGCCGTGAGCGCGAGACGCCAGCGCATGACCCGCGGGTCGCTCGCGAGCAGCCCCGCGGCCTCCATGTCGCACAGGATCTCGCGGGCGTTGCGCTGGATGCCGAAGTGCGCCGCGAGCGCGGCCTCGGCCGCCTCGAGCTCTTGGCGCACCTCCGCAAAGGTCGACAGATCCTTGCCAACCCCCCTGCACTCGACGCACAGGTCCCCCCCTCGGAAGCCTGTTCCGCTACACCAACTGCACGGCAACAAATTCATCCAGCACCTTCCTTGACAGCCCGCCGCCCCCCCGCTATCATCCTCTCACCTGGCCGACACGCCCCCGAGCGAAGATCGAGCCGCCAAGCCCCTGGACACCGCGAAGGTGCCCGGGTTTTCATCGTTCCGTCGGCGAAGTAGCTCAGCCCGGTAGAGCGTTCGGGGGGCAACCCCCGGAAGGCCGGTGGTTCAAATCCACCCTTTGCCTCTCGATACGGTCGATTGCACGGCTATGTCGCACCATTGCGTCGACTTTTCAAAGGCGCCGAGCTGCCTCTACACACGTTCCGGCCATCACTACCATTGCATCGGCTTTTCCAAAGGCGCCGAGCTGCCCTTGGCGTCATCTGCTTTGCAGAGACCACTCTGCAACGTCGACTCGTATGGCGAGCCGGACACGGCTTCAAGGCGCCGTGCTGCCTCTACTTCGCTTTTTTCCGTACGACTACCCTCATGCACAACTTTCAAGGCGCCGTGCTGCCTCTGCGCTCTGCATGTTTGCGAGCGAAGCCTGTCCTCTTCGGGCCGAGGATAACCTTTTCTGCAAACTCCTGTTTTCGATAGGCCTCGAGAAGTTCCTCGCACGAATCTCCTTTTACCTCGAAAGCGTCCTCGGTGACCGCGTTCTTGAGCGTGAGCCTCAACGAGTGAAGTCCTCGCCAGCGCCTCTCTACGTCGAGCCGCGAGGGATCGTCGAGCTTGCGGGCGTCGATAACGATGTGCCGATAGCGCTTGCGGAGACGACTCGCGAGTACGCGAAAGTCGTCTTGACGCTTGCGAAGCGCGTTTTTCGTAAAACACGCCCACCACCAGTACAGGTGATTTTCGCGATAGGCCCATGCCGCGAGGTACTTCTCGAGCTCCGGAGAGCCCACCTTCTCCCGGCGCATGCGCTCGCATAGATGGTACAAGCGCCTCGAGCTCTTTCGCTCCTCGATGGTTTGGATTTCTTCACGCACCCAATCTAACGGATCATCTTGTCGGTCAAGCCAACCGACGAGCTGTCCTATCGTCTCGTTGCGCATTTTGTCACGAATAGACTGAAGGTCGCGCAGCTTCGTCGGCTCCGCGTACGGGGTGAGGTGCTCGCGGTAGCCGTGTTCGTCGGCGAGAACGATTTCGTCGCCCTCGAAGCACACGGCGACGACCCCTGCGCCTTGCCCTCGCCGGCGGGCCTTGTCGAGCTCGCTTTCGAGGACGAAATGAACGGAGTACTCAAACCGCCGTTCGTGGACTTTGGAGACGACGAGCTTCACCCACGTCGCCTTGGTATCTGCCGGAAACGGTCTTGAAAACTGGACAGGCAACGAAATGAGGACAGCCTTCCCCTCTTCTGAGCGAAGTCTGTAATGGACAGTCGTCCGCCCTGCGGCCCCCTTGCCTGGGCGCACAGGGGGCTCGACGTGAATCGAGGGGTCGGTGCCGCCCATGAGCGTGGGGACGTTCCTGCCCCCCTGAAGCTGGATGGCGAGCACCCCGTCTCCGTCGACGAACCCCCCGTTCCAGCGAGGCCTCACGGGGTCCTCCCTGCCCGCGTTGGCCGAGATCGAGGCGGCCTCCGTGACGAGGTACGTCCCCGAGTAGAGACCGAACGTGCGAGAGAAGACCTTGCGCAGGGCGCGCCCGAGCTCGGCCTGCTTGAGCTGTGCGGCGGCGACCTCCGCATTGAAGGCGACATCCTCTTTCGCAGCGAGCTTGAGTGCGCGCAGCCTCGCCAAAAGATGTTGTTTTTCAACCTTCAATCGTTGGCGCTCCACTTTGAATGCCTCTGCGGAGTCAAACATGTCACGTTCAAGAAGTCCTATCAGCTCTTGCACGCGCCCAAGCTCGAGCTCGAGCTCGACAAGCTCGGGAAAGCGCTCGCACCGAAGCTCTCGGTATAGATTTCGACCTGCCATCGACAAGTGCCAAAGCATCACCTTGTAGCGGTAGGCAATCCAAAGTTGCTCGCGAATCGCAAGCCTCGTCTCTCGCGGGATAGGCCCGCATCCGTAGCGATAGACAACCGTCACGGCGCCCCCTGGTTTTCTATTTGCAAGGGCCGTTGTGGTCTACTAGCCTCGCTCCCGCAAGAGAAAAAGAGCGGCTCGTCGCTTTGAGAGGCGGGCAAATGTTTCACGAAGCAGCCCGTCGCTTTCCAAACGAGGCATTCGAGACGTTTCAAAGACGTGGCAGCAAGCGGATACGCAGCATGCCGCGAAAAAGGCGTGCATTCTCATGGACGAACGAAGCGGCTCGACGCTTTGAAAGACGAGCAAGAATCGAGCAAAAGACAGCGACCCGGAAAGCGGGACGAGTCGAGCAAAGCAACCCGCTGCCTTCGCAAAACGGGCAAGCGTCATGAAGCAGCCCGCTACTCTGAGAGCAACACGCAGCCCGACGCGCTGAAAAAGCCGGGCACTGGCCGATCAAGATCGGAGATGATCTGCCCCATGGGCTTTTGGCTGACTCGCAAGGGGCTCGTCCGAAACGGGCGCCCCGCCTTTCCCCCTCTGACGAAACGGCGGGTTCAGCTCGCCCTTCGCACACTTCGCGTTGACCTACGCCGCGAGACGTTCCCTTTTCGGAGCGTCTATGAGGGCGCCGCGGTCGAGCTCGAGCACACGCCAGATGTGCTTGTCGCGACAAAAATCGCGCTCGATCATCTTCGGGAGCTGCCGGACTACTACACGGGCGCCTTCGGCGCATGGAGGCAACATGATTCCGATTGCAAACCTTTGTGAAGCCCCCGAGCTGCGCCTGCAGGGGAAGACCATCGAAGCGCTTCACTTCACCCGCAGCCTGTTTCAGATGCGGGCCGGCGCGTCATCGGGCGCGGGCGTCGAAGCCTACGTCTGGGCGAGGAGCTTCGAGGACGCCCTCGAGGTCTTCGTTGACTGGCTCGACGACGAGAACCTCTGCGGAATGTTCGTGACGGTCGGCATCGCCGAGCTCGAGGACGCCGCGGACGAGCTCGGCCTGCCCCGCGCGGTCGCACATGACGACCAACACCCGAACTACTGGCGCGTCGTCGAGAAGGCCGAAGAGGACCTCACCCTCGTCACCGGCCATACGACGATGAAAAACTGCCCGAATCCTGGGTATTTTTTGTCGTACGACTGGGGCGGCGAAGAGCTCGACCTGTCACAAAACCTTGAGGTCGCCCGCGAATCCTATAGGGAATGTCGCGGGCACGCTTTTTTGCCCGGGGATGTCGTGTGGGCTCTCGCAGACGACGCCGAGCTCGAGATCACCCGCGGTACGAAGTTTCAAGTCATGTACACCGACACCGAGACGGTGGATGTAACGGGGGGCGACTGGGAAGACCTCGAGCTCGAGAGCGGCTTTGCCGCGGAATTCCTCGGTACCGAGCCCCCCTTGCCTGCGAGACGGACCGGCTATTCGGTTCCAGACGAGGAAGAGAAAAAGCGCCAAATGGACTTTTTCTTCCCTAAGTCAACTCTACCGAAGCCTCGCGAAGGCGGCGGAGGGTTTCTTGGGGTGTCTAGGTTTCGAAACCCGTTTCGGAGGGAGAGGTGAATCATGGCAGCCCAAGATTTCAACGCATACGTGTCGTGGGTCGTCCTCGCGATCATGGGTCGGCTGCAGGAAGCCGACACGCTCATGGTGCATCACGGCGCGGCCGTACGCCGCTTCGCAGGGACGCTCCGCAAGCACTTTCGACAACCCCTCAAACCGCTCTATCGAGGCCTACTCCTCGAGCCGCATGAGGTTCAAAACGGGCTCGTCCCCGCGCAACAACCCGGCGCAGAGAGCGTGTCCTTTTCAGAAGACCGGGATGTTGCCTGCTACTTCGCCGACCCGAGCTCCATCATGTCGGAAGCCGTGAAAGCGCATAGACCGGGCGTGGAGGGGTACATCGCCGAGTACACGCCCCGACGCGACGAGGTTCTTTGGCACTACAAGTGGAACCCCTTGCCTTTCAAAGGCGGGCGCCTCTTCGACGTGCGCATGGCAGCTCGACAGCACCCAGCGACCTACCACGACCCCGCACAGTTCGACTACGTCTTCGACACGCAAAAAGAGGTCATCCTCTTGCCGCCCCCGCGAGGGACGATGCTTGTCGTAACGCCCCTCGAGGACACGTGCCCCGACACGGACGAGCTCGACACCCGTTTTACACCCCCGCACATCAAGTCGCAGTTTGGTGAACTGTCTTTTCGAAACCCGTTTCGGAGGTAAGTCGTGCTCATCATCAACCCATGCGATGCCCCGCTGTATCGACGCCGACGTGGTCTTACACCCAAAAACTACATTTTCGAGGTCCAAGCCTATGAAGAAGGCTACAGCGACGACTACCTGTACGTCTACGTCTGGGCGGACGATGAGAACGAAGCAAGACGTCTCGCCCGCCCGCATATCCCTGATGGAAAAGTTGTTGCCTATGTCGACGCAGAGGGTGGCTTTCGCCGAAAACTCCTCAACGCGGAGTCAAAGAAACAGTGCGAAATCCTAAAACTCTCCCCCGACGAGAAAGAGAAAAAGCGCCAAATGGGCTTTTTCTTCCCTAAGTCAACTCTACCGAAGCCTCGCGAAGGCGGCGGAGGGTTTCTTGGGGTGTCTAGGTTTCGAAACCCGTTTCGGAGGGGATGATGGCCCTCGCTCGCATCACGAATGACCGCGACATCCTCACGCTTATCCGCATGGCGGCCGAGTCACTCGAAGTGCCCTGCACGAGGCCGCACATCTCGCCCGAGCTCTCGCGCGTTTGGGACATGTGGGAGGCTGTCGTGCAATCTACGATCAGGGGGTGGGCGCGAAAACACGTCCGCCCCGATCCAGATAAATGGGCGACCCGGGTGATCGTCGAGGGTGATGCCCCCTTGAACGTCTATCTGACCGTCAACCGCCACGGCGCGGGAATCTGGGACGGTCGCTGGGACAAGTTTTTCATCGGCAACGAGACGTACCTCGATGCGCTTCCACAAGCACCTCATGCGCTACCTCGAAAACCCATGGGTAGATCGACTCGACACAGCGTTCATGGATGCCGCCTACGACTGCGCGAAAATCCTCGAGTTTAGAAACCCTTTCAGGAGATAAACCATGCCCATCGAACGCTGCGACGCCCAGAGCCCTACCGATCCGCGTATCTCCCGCCTCGCCTCACGGTACGGCGTCCGACCTGGCCGCACGTCCGGGGCGCCGACCTATCACGCGGGCCTCGACTTCGCCGGCAAGGCCGGAGACCCCGTGCGCGCGGCCTTCGGCGGGTACGTCGTGAAAATCGCGAAGGACTCCGAGCGCGCTCGAGGCTTCGACGGGTACGGCAACGCCGTGGTCCTGTTCCACCCTGCGCTCAACCTCTACTCGTTCTATGCGCACCTCTCGAAGGTCTATGCGGTTCCCGATACGGCCGTCCCCGCAGGGTATCTCATCGGAGCGATTGGCAACACGACCAATGGAAAGTTCAGGGGGATGGGGGCGCATTTGCATTTTGAAATGCGAAAGCCCCTACCGAACGGCAAGATGCCCTTCCCCGCTCCGTACCGGACCTACAACGTCGATCCCTTGCCGCACCTCGTGAGCTCCGGCGTGCAAATCACCCCTTCGGGGGAGATTCGAGAGAACTGTCCGCTACCGGTAGCCTGATTGCGCTGTCCTCGAGCTCGGCGGGCCCCACCATCCCCGCGTCAATCTCCGCAGAAGCGCCCAATAGATCCCACAAGGCTACGAGGATTTCGCCGACCCCCAGACTCCACGCGATCACCAACCAAAGAATCGCGGAAATCAAAACGATGTATCGCATGTGATGAATAGACACCCTGCGATGCTATCAAAAAACGCGGCGACGGTAGGTGACGGGCCCAAGGAGCTCACCATCACCAGGGTCCGTGCCGCGCTGAGGTCTCCAGCGTAGCACCCCTGATTTCGACTCGGGTACACTCGCCCCCATGGCACAGGTCATCACCACCGGCGGGGCTGGCGGGGGATCCTCGCTCGAGGTCCCCTCGAACATCTACATCTCCGCGGCGAACGGCAACGACGCAAACGACGGCCTGACGCCGTTCACCCCGATTCAGACCGTCGATCGGTTGTGGGGGATGTTCCCTGCCGGCGGAGGGGTGATCAACAGCCTGGTCGTCGTGCACTGGGGGTCAGGGACGTACACCTACGTCACACCGCCGAAGGCCATCGTCTTTTCTGAACAAGGCGGCCTCATCTTTCACGGCGACGGCGCAGGCCAGCCAGGTGACGACGGCTTCGTCGAGCTCGGCACTGGCACAGTGACCGCGCACTCGACCGCCGGGGGAGCCCTAATCGTCACCGACGGGGGCGCCGCGTGGGTGACCGACGAATGGACCGGCAAAACAGTCCAAATCACAAGTGGGACGAATGTCGGCTGGCTTCGAACGGTCATCGAAAACACCGCGACGACCTACGAATACGTCGGCCGCGGCTACACGGCCATCCTACCCGGGGACACCTTCCGTTTCGTCGAATCGGGTGTAACACTTGTTGGCACCGGCTTTTCGGATAAACCCCTCCCCGGGCCGATCGTCTTCGTCAACTTCCGTTTGCAAAGCGACGACACCCTCTTTCCCTTTCCGTGGGTGCCGCAGGGCTCGTTCATGGGCGCCTATGGCCTCGAGCTCGACGCCTTGAGCCGAACGAAAGTGGTCACCTACTCCCCAATGGTCGCCCTCGCTGGGTACCCTCAAGTTCCTTTTGGAGCCGTACCCCCTGCGATTTTGTACGTCCACAATCTATTTCCGCCTGCTGTCGTATCCAACGGCACGAACGGCTGGGGCGTCTCAGGGTGGGACAACGCGGTCGCGTACACGACGCAAGTCTTGTCGTACAACTTCATCCTGTACGGAACGATCGCGGGCTTTACGAATGTCGGCGACTTTCCAAAAATAATCCAAGGACGGATAGACGGCCTGTTTCACAGCACCTCCGCCCTGCTTCATATCGCAGGAGGTGTCATCAAAGACACGAAGTTCACGGGGAACATCATCATCTCCGTCAACAGCGGCGCGAACGTCAGGTTTTCAAGTTTTCTGTCCTTCCCTTCGATCACGACTCGTCTAACGAGCACGACGAAGACAAACAATCAAATCCGCGAGAACTCGAGCGTCATCACCGGCTTTCCCGGCGCTTCGTTCACCCTGCCGGCCATTCTAACCGCGTCCGGGGCGAGGATATTGGTCAGCAACGACGGCCCCTTGTCCATCACAACCTCCGCTGCCGGAACCTCTGTCTCTTTCACAGACAGCTCCCGCATCTCGGGCCGGATCCCGATCACCGTTCCGGTCGGAGGTCAAATCGACATCACGGATAACTCGGAGCTTTCCCTCACGGGTAATTCCGGCGCCGCAATCACGAACGCGAGCCTGCTCGTTCAAAACGGCTCGAAGCTCGTTTTGAACTCGAACACGTCGCACGTTCTAGGGAGCGTCACCATTCAAAACTACTCGTCTTTCATTTGCGGAAACTCGTTCACCGCAACCGCCGTGAACATCCTCGACGGCTCGACCTTCTTCTGTTCGGCACCCACCGTGACGTTGACCTCTCGTTTGCTCGTCGAACGAAACGCGGAGGTCACCATCTCTACAGGTGCATGGTCTATCTCCAGCGGAGGTCTCTCCGCCCTAGAGGTCAACGCGAACAGCGACTTTGCACAAACCGCCGGATCCTTGGCGCTCACGTCCGGAGCTGCCTCCTCCGTCGCAGCACGCAGTAGCTCTCGCCTGCTGCTCCTCGGCTCGACGACATCTGACAATCAACTCCACGCCGCCTCCGGCTCAATCGCGTGGTTTTCATCAGATCCCGTCGGGTTTGGAACTGCTGTCCCCGGCTCCGAGCTCCGGGTCGGCACGCTCGCTTCACAGAGCAAAGCGGGCCTTGCCCTCGGCGGAGATTTCATCACGGACACCCCCGCGGCGGCATCGGTCGGCTCGGGTGGAGCGAGTATCATCGGGAGGACCTCATGAACATCGTCGAAAAATACGAGGAGCTTCTTCAAGCCGCGTGGGACGCGCGAAACGCTCAAGCCGCGCAGATCGAAGAGGAGACGGGCATTCCTCACCCGGTCTATGAATTCGACCTTCTCGCAAAGAAGATCGTTCCCCCTCAGCCCCCTGAGGTCGTCGCATTTCACCAGTGGATCGACGAGCTCGACGAAGAAGCCTGCCGCGCGCTCGACGTCGTCACCTCGCTCGGCGCGAGCAGCACCTTGCGGCCTCGCATCCAGAGCTGTCTGTGCAAGGGGGCGAGCCCCGCCCAGTTCCAAGAAGGCTACGCTCGCGCGCTCGGCCTTTCTATCGACCTGTCAGCCCTGCAAGGAGAGGCGCCGTGAGCGTCCCTGCCCCCAGCATTGCGCCCCAGCCCATCCCCGGCTCGACCTACACCCTTGCCTACGAGGGGCCCATCGGTGTCGCAGGAGTGGACGCCGACTTGAACGTCAGCTTGATGGCGTTCCCCGAGCTCGCGCGCGTCGACCCGCACTTTCGAGAACAGCTCTGCATCACGTTTCAAAGTGAAAACTCGAACCTGTTCTACTCGGGGCCTGCCGTCCTGCCGGACGCCGCCTTCACGCCCGTTCCCGGAACGGACCCCCAACCAAACGAGTACGTGCAGATCGTCGTGACGAGCGACTTCGACTCACGGCCGTGCCTGATCCTCATCAACCTTCGACACACCTACACGCGGTGAAACGCGCTTGAACGCCTCGAGCGTCGCCACACGAAACTTGTGTACGCCCTTTCCACCGTGAAAGGCCCCGATAGACCGTTTATCGGGAACGATGCTCCCCCGCGCAACGAGCGACCGAAGCGCCGTCGGCGTAATCCCGAGGTACGCGGCGGCCTGGGATGTCGTGAGGAGCTCGTCGATTATCAAAACAACGCCTTTCGAGCATACCCGCTTACGCGAAGCACTCCTGAAGCATCGCCGTCATCGATTTCAACACGGAAAATCGGTTTGTCTAGAAAGATGGGCGCGATATCCCCGAAATCGCGGGACTCTAAAATCTTTTCTATTTGATGTTTTGAGACGCAATGCTTGTGCAAGGCGTATCGGTGGGCGATATGATGCTCATCCAAGATGATTTGAATCTCCCCTACAGTCAGTCTGTCTGCGAGGTACACAAGATTCGTCAAAACGATTTGATATTGCAGGGCTTGCCCCAGCTCGATCTTGAACGTGTTCGCACGAAAGTCACGGGCGTTGATTATCCTGCCGTCTTCAGGGTTTTGAAAAAGACCAGGCTGCCCTTCAATCATATGAAACATCGACTCAAACGCCTCCTCTACTTTCACCTTTGCCGCCCCTTCCTTCGAAAATGCGCCTCATACGCCCGGCGCTCGCGCCGGTTCATGCGGGTTGTCGTCTTCGTTTGAATCTCCGAGCCCTGCAGCTTGAGCCACTGAATGAGCTCATCGGCCGCGTGGTCGAAGTTTCGCCCGATGAAGATCTCAAGGCCATCGTCGTGTCGGAAGAACAGCGCGTCGCCCCCATTTTGAATCCCTGCGGAGACGGTATCCGGGGGGATCCAAGGACAGGCCTTGTAGACCTTGTGCATAGCGAGCGCGCTCGGGGCGTACAGCTCCGGGATCTCGGGCAGGCGTCGAATCGTGGAGATCTTGTCGGACTGCAGGTGAAACCACCCTGCTACACGCGACCGCAGCGCACCCCACCATGCCCGAAGCCGCCACCACAAGGTCAGCGCGATCATGTGCCGCAGGCCTTCAACCACCGCATCGCAGCAAGGACATGATCGCAATCCTCAAGAGCCCGGTGAGTCGAGACAATGTCGCCGGGATAAACCCCTCGCCCCCAGGCTTCGGCCAAAATCAACGCCGAGCGCACGTCGAGCAAACGGTAGTGCCGCATCGCGTGGGTGCGGGGCAAAAGCGTCTCGATAAACCGAGCATCGAAATGAATCGTGTAGCCACAGAGCAAGACCTTGCGAGGCCCTCCCCCACATCGAATGAGCCACTCTTCGAAGTCCTGATCGAGCTCGGCGAGGCTCTCACAGACGCTCTCCGAAGAAGGTGTGCGCTGCACCGCAGCGATGAGCCCGTTTGAGGTGTGCATCTCCCGCACGACCTCTTCCATCAGAACCTCAGGGTCTTCCATGTGCCGCAAACGGTGAAACTGCGACAGCACCTCGAGACTTTGAAGGTCGATGTGCAGCGCCCCGACCTCGAGAATCGTCGCCCCTTTTTCAACATCGAGGCCGGTCGTCTCGAGATCCAAAATCACCACAGGTTTCACGTTTCCCCCTCTTTGTACACGATGAGCTCTGCCTTCGACGGGGTGACAATCCACCCCGAGACGTGCAGCCCCTTCTCATACTCCGTTTTGACGAACGCGGTCGCCCCGAACACGCGGTCGAGGACCTCGTCGAGGTCCTCGTGGTCTCGCATGACGTAGCGCTTGGGGGCGGAGTACGAGAAGATCCGACGGCGCTCCACCGGCACCGTGGAAGAAGGCTTCACAGGGGCCTCCCGTTCAGGATTTCAAGGGCCTTGAAGTGCGCATCCCTCCGCGCGACAACCTCCGCCTCGAGGTGATTTCGCCCGAGACTCGAGAGCGCTGTCTCAAGAGGTACCTTCAAGAGGACATCGAGCGCCTTGCGCATGCGCTCGACCCGCAAGACGAGGTCCTCGAGCTCGTCCGCCTCGAGGCCGATAGACCGGTCGAGCGACAAAAACGCTGTCGTGAGCTCGACCGAAGCCAGCGAGGCCTTCGCGAGGCCGTCGTCGAGGTCCTGTGTGATGTCGTGAATGGTCCGGATCACTTCTCACACTCCCTCGGCGGGTGGTGTTCAATGCAAGCCTTGTAGCGTGCCGTCTCGTTGCACGACTCCATGACGCCCGCCCCAAGCAACCCCAGCAAAACCATCGCGGTTGCATAGACCGCCAGGTGAAGCGAGCTCATCCCTTCGCCTCGAGGGCAGCAATACGGACCTCGAGCGCTGCGATGCGGTCGATCTCAGACGCTACAGGCCCTTCCCCCTGAAGGTGTTTTGCAACCGCCGCCCGAAAGTCGGCCATCGAATAGCTCGGGTCAGTCTTGCGCCGCGTCCATTCCTCATGACCAATGACGCGAGTCAGAGGGTTCCATTTGAATGCACGGCACCAGCACGCCACGATGCGCACCGCAGTGTCGATTTGCACCTTGGGGTACGGCTCGTCGTGCCCGCAGTTGTCGAGCTCGATCCCGAAAAAATGGGAGTTTCCGTAGGTGTCATCCGGATCCGGACGCGGCAGAGTAGGCCTGTCAACGCGGACAGCCTCGAGCACCCGCGAGGATCCCGCCCCCGCGTGGTTCGCCCGACCGTTCGTCATCCAAAAAGCTTGGCCACATCGATCGATGAACACGTTTGCAAGAGGGCCTGCCAAGTCCGGTCGGCCGACCCGAAACATCTTGAGCGCATCGAGGGAGAATGTCACTCGCCCCCTCGGTCCGGCCGTGTGATGGACCATCACGCCAATCGGCACGAAAGAGCCATCTACTCCCGCCTCTACCTGAGACTCAAGAGACCAGTCGGGATTTCCGAAATCGTCGGTCTCGAGCTCGAGGCCGAGACGCGCCCAAAACTCTGGCGAGGGGTGCTCCCGTACCGACAGCTCGAGACCTTGCGCTTTCAACGCTTCAAAGGTCTTCGGACCAAGAACGCCATCAGCCTTGATTCCAAGCCGCACTTGAATCAAGGCAATCGTTTGTTGGGTGAGCATAGACGTTTCGCGCAGGGCAGCGCGGGTCAAGCCGCCGAGAGTTGTGAAAGAAGCTGCCCCACCTTTTGGGGGGCTCCCGTCAGCGTAACGCCGTTCAGGTCGACGGTGAGCACCGCGGGGGAGCTTTCGACCTTCTTGGCGAGGGCGTGATGCCCATTGCCGTTGCCGTTGCCGTTAGTCTTTGCCGCCGTCGCCGCCGCCGCGACAGGTGCGGGCTTCGGGGGTCGACCGCGCTTTTTCTCTCCAGCAGCGTTCACCTTCGCCGACAGCTTTCGAAGCTTTTGTCCAACAGCGTCAGCCGTTCGACCATCGTGAAGGGACTGGAATTCCGCGACCTTTTCGTCGAGGGTCAGCATCTTGTTCCGCGCGAGGCGATCGAGGGTTGAACGTTCATCGTCCGTGTACGACGGTCCACGTGCCATGTGGGCTCTCCTTTGAAAAACAGGGGTAGTGCGTCAGCTCCAGGACCGAGGCGCACTCGTTCCGTGGAACCTACTCCCTGATCAGGTGACTTTCAAACGGTTTTTCCATCGGTGTCGATGACCTCGACATCGATTACCCGCCTGGAAGACGACACCGCTTTCTCGACACCCCCAGCAAATTGCGCGACAGCCCCCGCGACCTTGCCCCAGTCAATGGGAGTTTTGACCGGGCTTGGTCCACCTGGCCGCACAAGCTCCAGGGCTATCACCGCCTTTTCGAGTGCCGTCCCCGCCGCGACCACCGCAAGACGCGCCTTGCGTTTTTGCCCTTCCGTCGCGCTCTTCGAGTCGAGCATCCGTCGAAGCAACATCCTCGCCTGCACCCAGCGACGGGAGCACACAAGAACGTTGCTGACGGCCTCCGTCGTCGGATCTTTCATCGAATCGGCCCGTTGGCTTCCTTGACTCGAGCCCGCAAAGCGACCACGAGCTGTTTCAGCTTTTGCAAAGATGCGGCATCCACGGGCACCATGAATTCGAGGCTCGATTCGATGCCCGCAATGAACTCCTGCTCGGACTCGCCCAAGAAAAGAAAGTGCACCCGCACCTCCTCGAGGAGCGCGCGAACGAGCTTCTGCCCCTCGAGGTTGTTCTGCTGTTGGACGAAATCGAAAATGTCGTTGCCGTCGAGCGCCATAGAGCCCCCTTTTTTCTACTGCTTCAACGGTAGCTCACTCGAGCGTTCGACCGGAGGGCCTTCGAACCGTTGAAAACCCTTGCGCGTCACGCAGGCCTCGCACACCGCCTTGCTGGCGTCGGAGAGGGGGGCATTACAGTCCTGACAGAATCCTGCCGAAGGGAGCACGACATCGCGCACCTTCGCCTCGTGCCGGGCGTGAAGGCGAGCCTCCATGCGCGAGGTCATTTCTTCAGGGCCACGACCGCTACGATCTGCCCCAGTTCGCTCGCCGTGGAGCCCACTCGTGTGGGGGCCGGCCGCTCCTTGCGGAGCCTCTGGACGGCCTCGAGCTCGCTCGGGGCCTCGATCTCGTAGACCTCGGTCACCATCTTCTCGACGACGATCCTGTAGCGTGTCATAGACCCCATGTTCGCAGAGGGTGAGCAAGACCAGGTAGCCCAAGAGATCCTGCGCGACGTCCTCCCCCGCGAGCTCCCCCCGCACGAGCCGGCTGAGCTTGTCGTCGAGTCGCACCTTGATCTGCTCGAGCGCGGATGCCTTGCTGAAGCATCGAAGAGGCTCGAGCGCGGAGTTTCCATAGGCCTGGTTTTTGTCGAGCAAAAACTCGCAGATCGCCATGCACGTTCGAAAAATCGCGCGACCGGCGGGCGCGGACTCGACCTTGGCCATGAAGTCGTCGGAAGCGCCTTCGCGCAGGTAGTCCGCGACGGTCTTCACGATGCCGCCTCTTCGTCTTCGTCGTCGTCGACCTGCTCGGCCTCGAGATCCGCGAGTGCGTTGTTGAGCGCCTCGAGCCCCAGCAAGAACGTGTCGCGCGGGTGCATGTCTTCGCTCTCGAGCTCGAGGAGCCCCTCCGCCATCAGGTACGAACCGACGAGGACTCGTTCAAACGTGGTGACCTCTCGTTTGGCGAGGTTTTTCTGAATGGTGTCGACCATCTGCCGAAGCTCCGCCGCGCGCGCCTCAGAAACAGTGATCTCGCCTTCGTTGACATTTTCTTGTTCGGACATTATCCCCTCTTGATGCCTGCAAAAATATTGACGTTCAAACGGGCTACAGCCGCGAGCACCTCTGGGTTGAAAATGCTCTACATCGCCGACGGCGGTGTGCACTTCCGCCTGCAAGACGGGGCGACCACCTACTACTTTGAAATCGCCAACGGTTCTTACACCGAGGACGTGTACTTCGTCCACATCGGCGAAGAAGGTTCCTACACCGTAGACCAAGAGGACTTCGAAGACGACGCCTGGGAGCCCCTACGCAAGGTCTACGAAGAGGCCGCCACAATCGCCGAAGACCAAATGAAGTTGTGGGTGGAGCTCATGCCCTCTGAGCGGCTGAAGCTCAAGATCGTGTGGTACGAGGAGCTCATCACAGAGTTTGAGACAGAGCTCCGCGAGCTTACGAAGGACCCGCCACGAGAACGAATCGACGACCTCCAAGAACTGGTCTATGACCTCTCGCACCTCGTCGAGTACGTCGACGGTCTAAAAGCCGCCCAAGAATGCTTCTAGATCAGGCCTCGCGTGATGAGTCCCAAGACGATCTCGGAGAGCTGCGTTTTTACCTTCGAAGTTTCCCACAGCGCTTGAAGCTCGTCTTGCGACATGCGCGTGATCTCGAGCGCGTATGCGCCCCAGTTTTGACGCACCTCTTCGGGATGGAGACAGCCGTCGACCGACACGACAAAGCGCTTTCCATCCCGTTCGACCGCCATCCCGACCGTCTCGACCCCGCTCTTCGAAAGAACGAAGGGGACGAAGAAAATGTCGTCCGCAGGAATGTTCAACCTACGGAAGGTCTCGAACAGCGCGTAGAGCTCGGCGTACGCTTGGTGCATCAGCTACTCGGGATGATGCGCGGAGGGCTGTTCAAGGTTGCCGCCCGCATCCGCTGCTCGCTGATCGCCCGCCGGCGACGATCCGCGGCGTCTTTGGTGAGCACGAGAAAGACGGTGCCCGTCCCAGGCTGAATGCAGAAGAAGTCCTTGTCTGCGAGCCGATACTTCAGAGATCCGGTCCGCGCGTCCAAGGCCGCGGCCTCCGCGCTCTTGAAGTCGCTGTACGCGAGCTCGACGTCGACTTGGTTTCCGTTGTGCAAAATGATGATGCGGTAGGGCTTGTCTATCTGCAGGTCCGCCGGAGCCCCCGCAATCAGCCCTTGGGATAGACGCGCCTGTCGCATGCGCTGCTCGATGCCGAGCTGCGACCCCGTCTCGAGCGGCATGAGCCGGTAGATGGTCCCGGGGCCCGTCAGCGTGACGCAGACGTTGTCCCCGAGGTCGTCTTCGCCGGTCACCACGACAGCGCCCGACAGGAGCGCGTTTTCGATGGCCTCAAGGCCTTGGTCGAAACTCTCAAACCCCATCGGGGGGTGCTGCAACGCGCCGGTCATCATGAATAGAACGTAGGACATCCAGCTTCTCCTTTTAGCCGTGATGAAGGACTCGATTCGGCATGAACAGCTCGCCAAGAGTTCGCAAAACATTTGCATCCGCGCGCCCGTCTAAATGATCCCCGAAAGGATTTTTGAAGAAGGGCACGTGCTTTGCGGCGCCGAACAAGGTCGCCTCGTTGCGAAGCCAACTTTCGCGGTGCTCTAAAACGAGCTTAGCTGCGAGCACCTCTTCTTCTGGCGGGACCGTCCAATCGTGAAAATGAACGACCTCCCCGAACGTGAGATCTAGGCAAATGCGCCCATAGCGCGCTGCCACTGCGCTATGGCGATGGGCCACGAGATAGTCGACCCCGGACGACCCGCCCTTCACGCGAATCGAACGGGTTCGACTCCAATCCTCGTGCTGCCGGGGGCTGAGAAAGCGCTGCAAGACGTCGTTTGCGGGCCCCACCGAACCGACCTCACATGCGGGACAAGAGGGGGTGGGGCGGGCTACCGTGACTGCCTGCTCACCCTCCTGCAGTGTCGCTTCAACCCGCTCGGACCCTGAAAAAACATGCGTCTCCTCGCGCCCGACCCCAAAGGTAACCGCCGTGAGCGTGTCCACCGAGGGTCTAAGCAGGGCACGAAGTTGCACGCCGAGCGCATCAAGCGGTTTTTCAACCTCCACCGAAGTTTTTTTCGCCCAACGCTTGGGCCACTTTTCGTGCCCGAGAGCGGCCCCGAGTTTCGAGAGCACCTCGACCTCGTGCGGCGTCGGCGCATGCGCCGTGAGCCGGGTCGCATCCGACGAGACCTTCTCGAGACGGATGTCCCCGCTCCACGACGGGAAAAACCAGGCCTGTATCATGCGAAAGGCTCCGGAGGCGGGGGCGGCGAAACAGTCGGCAAGTGAACAAGCAAAAGCTCGTCAAGCTTGCCCCTCAGAGCGCGCACTACGTGCTCCGGTTGCGCCGCGTTCTCTGCCTCGGAGATAGCGCGAATCAACTGAGAGGCTTCGTAGCCGATATCTTTTTTAGGGCTCAAAATGGGGATGAGCTCGCGAAAGAGCTTGGTCGCGAAGGTCTCTGCAGAGGACGACTCCACCGGCCCTTCGGGCGTGAGCGCTCCCTCCTCAAAGTCCCCTGTGTCCGAGATAAGCTCTGTTCTCCCTGTCGCTTGAAGGACTTTGCGCATGCTTCGCGCGGTCTGCTCGAGCCGCGCAAGCGAAACCGCGGACAGAGGAGGCTCTAGGAGTCGACACAACTCCGACTGAAAAACCCGCGTGAGCTCGTCGCCTTCGCAGCGGTGGCCGTCCGCAGTCATGTACGAAGTCCTACACAACTTGCAGTGTCCAAACCTTGGGTCACCTTCGAACATAATCAAGCTCCTTCGCGACAAGAAAGTCCAAATCCGGCGGCACTTTATCTTTCGTTGCGGCATGCGCCGCGACTTCGGCGTCGAGCTCCGCCTGAAGCGCCGCGAGGTCCTCCCCCAAGAGGACGCGCGACTGCTCAGACTCCTCGTATTTCTGCTGCAGGCTGGCGAGGTCGGACCTCATGGATTGTACCGTCACCTCGAGCGCCTCTTTCGCTGAGAGCAGCTCCTCGATGGCGGTCACCTTCACGACGATCTCCCCGGCGCGGACATCGAGCTCTGCTTTCAAAAGCGCAACCTCTCCTGTGCGCCGATCGAGCTCGCCCTGAAGATCTCCCGCGCGCTTCTGCCACCCCTTGATGATCTCGTTCAAGCGGTCGTTCTGCACAGTGAGCGCGTTCAAGCTACGGCGAAGCTGCAGAATGTCTTGCCGCTTCGTCTTATTGTCGAGCTCGACTTGTTCGGTGCGACAGCGATGTGCCTCCCGGTCCTTGAGGACCTCGTCGAGCTCCCCTTTCACGGGCACACGAAAGAGGCCTCGCTCCCCTCCAGGCAAAATGGCAAGAAGCTGCCCCTCGACCGGGAGCGCGAAGGGCTTGGCGACGACCACCGTCCCCTCCCGCGGCTCGTCTCGCAGAACGACCGCGGGCCCAGTCGACGCGCTCGAGGGAGCGGGGCGGCACACCGGACATGCATCCCCCTCAAACGGGGTCATGCACGAAAAACAGTGGTTGATCATTCGGGCCCCTCTTGGTTCAAGATCTCGAGAATCTCCGGCCTCGCAACAGCGCGTACCTTCGCCAAGGTTTTCTCGAGCTTTCGCACCTTGTCTCGCAAGTATTCTAGGTCGAAGCGCTGCGCCCGAACAGCTCGACTCATGTTCTCGATGTCGATCGCTCGCGCATTCGCGACGCGCAACAATCGCAGGTACTCCGCGTGCTCACGTCGCAGGTCCTCGCCGAGATCGGTGCCGCAGTGGGGGCAGAACATTTTTTTTCAACGCTCAAAAAGCTTGGCAAGAGCCTTGCGGTTCCATTCTGGAAACCGCGCCCGCGCGCTGACCATGAACGACGGATGGACGATGCACGGAAAGCCCTCGCGACTTTCCCGGGGCCGCCCGTCAAGACACTGAATGTATGGGACGAACACGGGATAGACCGGAACCCCTTTTTCCGTCGGGATAGGCTCCCCCACAGTGTAGTAGGTGCGAGGCTTACTTCGGCCGATGTGCAAGAGGTTCTCGAGCTCGAGGATGTAACCCGTCTCCTCGCTGAGCTCGCGGGCCGCGCATTGCAAAGGGGACTCGCCCGGATCGGGCTTTCCTCCCGGAAAACCAAGGCCTTTTTCGCCGTGAATGGCGAGCACGCCTGTTTCGGTACCCGCCACGACACACGCCCCCCACGGGGCTTTCTTAGACCACTTGGTTGTCCAATAGTCACGGATGGTGGGGAATCCTTCCACCTCCTTCAGGACGGTGAGCAGGTCCTCGAGGGCGTTTCTATCGCTCATGGCTTAGGGGGTTCAACCGGGAACGGCAAGGTGGGCTCCCGCGGCGGAACCGGAGCGTGCTCGGTCTTGAGCGAGGGGGGCAGGGGCGGCAACGACGGGGGCGGAGGGGGCGGGCGAAGCGTCGGTGCGCTGCCCAACGACACGTCCACAAGAGGTGCTGGTGCCTCGACGCTCGGCGGCGTAGCTCCTCCCTCCTCGTTTCCACTCAGCCAGCCGTGGTTTCCACTCAGCCAGCCGTGGTCGAGCTTGTGCACGGAGACAATCCCTGGATCGGAGAGGTACTGGACGACCTCTTCGTCGTTGAGCGTCGACACCATCTCCGGTGAAGCCGCAGCCAGCATGTCGTCCACTTCCGCAGGGATCAACAGCTCGGGTTCAGATTCTTCCGGCGGCGCACGCAGGCCCGCGATGGTTGCAAAATGGGCGAAGCCCTCGTCTTGGAATTTGTCGAAGCTCCAACCGAGCTTGATTGCAAGCCCCGCGGCCTCCGCAAGAAGCTCATGGACCTTCTCCCCGTCGTACTTCGTCTCATCGAAGTCAGGAGACTCGACGACCTTCACGCACGAGCTACACATGCTGTCGCGCGGCATGGGCCCGTCGGCCGGCTTGAACGTCGCATCGTAGCCGAGCCCGCAACGGTGACAGAAGCGAGGCGTGAACTCTTTCACGACATCGAAAGAGAAAAATCGCTTCAAGAACCCTCTAATAGACATACCGGCCTCCCTTCGAGCTCGCGTACCACAGCACCTTGATCGTGGCACTTCGAATCCGGGCACTGGCTGAGGATCCCGATCACCGCCAGAACCACGAACGCAGCCAACACCAGATTCAGCTTGAGCTCGCCCATTTTTCACGCCCCCGTTCGCCCTTCCTAAAACGAACCGAGGGTTTTCGTCAACGCCAGCTTTCCAAGTTGCGATAGACCACGGGACAGCCAACGTGCTTTGCGTGCTCGATGCCTCGCGCCATCCCGCCGGAAATGCCGAGGTCCTGATAGACCACGGTTGCGTGCGCGAGCACCCGCCACGCAAAGCCAAGCTCGATACCCTGATTTCGCTCCTCAGGGGTGTCGTCGTCGAGCACGAGCGGCAAGATGGCGTGCGACGCATAGGGGCTCTCTCCGCGCTCCACACAATCTCGAAGCGCGGCGAGCATGTACAAGTGGTTTCGTTCCCGATCTCCGGCAAAAGGCGTCTCGACGATCACCCGCGGAATGCCCAGGGGCTCGTAGCCGCTGTTCTCTCGGAAGTAGACGAGCGCATGCTTCGCCTGCTCGAGCGCGAGCTCAGTTTTCCAACCGAGCCGGATGAGCGCAAAATAGAGAAGGCGCAGGTGTTCTTCGCCGCGATCCATCCTGCCGGCGGTATACCCCTCTTGAAAAAGCTGCTCGAGTAGCTCTTGGCGAACGTCGTAGGACTGCGGGGGACCCGGGACGAATCCCAAGCGTTCTAGCGCCGATCGCGCTGCGACCTGGCCTACGGGGTACTTCACGAGCGCACCGCCACGCTCTCCCGAAGCACGCGCCGGATGCCTGGCACCTCGAGGCCTGCGCGCAAGGCGTGCAATACACGTGCGCCGTCAAGCACGAAAAACTCTCGGGGGACGAGGTTCAGGTCGACGACCTCGAAGTCAAGAATCTGTCGAACCGAGACCCCGGACGATAAATCCACCCCGGAGGCCTGCGCGTGTTGCGTCGCGAGCGCCGCCCGGTTCAAGTCGCCCTGCTGGTAGGCCTGCTGGGCCTGCGCGAGCGCAGCATCCTGGAGAGCATTCATCCGATGCTGCCCCTCGAGCATGCGCTGCTTGAGCAGCTGCTCGAGCTCGGCGAGCTCCGTGAGCACGGGCTTGAACGCGGCCTGCACCGTTTTCTTCGCGTCGTCGAGCGGCCTTGCCGCCTCTTTGCGCCGTGCCTCGAGGGCCTCCCAACGAGCCTTGATCATCTTCGTGAGGTTCGCCGCGAGGTCCATACCGGCCTGATCGACAATCAAAAAGCTGTCGAGCCGAGGGCGCAGCGCGACGAGCTCCGCTTGAACCTCGGCGAGCTCTTGCTTCGGAATCACCGCCACCGCGGTCGCGCGTTCGAGCGCAGGATCGTCCGGAGGGACGATGTCCGCCGGCGCAGGTCGCGCCACACCGTTCACACCGTTTTGCGGTCGATGCAGCGGCTTTCCAAACTCGTCAAGGCCGTGTTCCTCGAGCAGCCCCGCGACGTTGTCCACCGGACTATCGAGCGCCGCGGCGAGGTCCTCGAGGCCCTTGCGCTGCTGCGCGACGCTCGCGAGCGAGTAGGGCTCGTGCGTGGTGTACCCGATCGAGCAATCCCTACAGATGGGGCCCCACCACAGCTTTTTCTTGCGCGTCGAGGTCATGTACCCCTCCGCGGGACGGGAACAATCTTTGACGCCACACACGTCCCCTGGAAAAAATACTTTCCGTTTCCAGGGGATCAAAGTCTGCTCTTCGGTCGTCTCCATAAGCCCTCTTTCCTCCAAGATCTCCTGAGCCGCCAAGTCGACGCCCTCCGCAGGGTCAAAAGCGCTCTCCTCGACCGGTGGAGGGCTCGGAAGCTCCAGGGAGGCCTCGAGCGCTTGAACATCCCCCTCATAGGTCTTTGCCATCTTCCATAGACCAAGACCCCCCGGGTGCTCGAATGGTCTTTGATAGCGCTGAGGCAGATCGAGCACCCAGACGAACTTCGCCTTCATGTAGAAAGGGGAGGCGCGAACGAGCTCGATGTCGTCGTCCGACAGCCCCACCGCGTTCGCCTTGCCCGAAGAGGTAAAGGACACGTAGCCCTTCAAGCGCACCGAGCCGACGAGCTGCTTGTTGCAGTTGACGACGATCCGGGTGTCGACCGCCCGCTTCGACGGCGCGTAGGCCTCCCCGAGCAACGTCACCTTGCCCGATTGGAGAATGGCCATCGTCGTATCAGGGCTGCGCGTGATGCCGTAGATAGCCATCAACAATCCCCTCCTGAAGAGGAAGGTCCATGCTTTCGTAGCTCGCGTTCTTTGTTGCCCGCAGAAAACAACATGTCCAAGAGCTCCTCCGACGCGTCCACAGGGGCGACGACCACCACGCCATCCCGCTCATAGGCGGCGATGATTCCGAGAGCAATGCCGTCCAGGGCGCAGTCAGGGATGGCCGCGATCATCTCATCTCGCCGAGGTAGGTCTTTCACAGTCTTGTGAAACTGGACGAAACGCTCCACCACCCAAGACAAGTAGTGCTGCAGGCGCGGGTGGAAGTCGTCGGCCTTCATGGCTCAATCCCGCACTGGACGAAAAAGTCCCAGTCCTTCGTGGGCTTAGCGAGCTTTTTGACCTTTAGCGCCCCATCATCATAGACGAGCTCGCTCAGATCTTCTCCGAGCTTTTCATAGTCTTTCGCCTTTACGCCCTTCGGCACCCCTCCGCCGATGTAGACATCGTGAAAGCGCGAGTGGTCCCCCTCGAGCTCGAAGAAGAACGCCTTCTCGTCGAACGAGTCGAAAAGGAACAGGGTCTTTGGTTGCGGTAGCCTCGTCATAGACTCTCCCTTATAAAATCGCCCCTCACACCACGCTAGCCGGGTGCCGTAGTAGGAGCCCATGTGAAGCTGCTGCGGCGGGTAGTGCCGAAAAGGCATCCCTCTTCGAGCCGTACATACCCGGCCGCAGAGCTTACAGCGAACTTTCATCGTCGACGGTCCACTCTGCTTTGCCGATGCGAAAAAACTTATCTTTCGGAACGCGAATGAAGGCTCGACCTGCGACCTCTCCACGCTTCTGCGGGATGAACACGTAGGCCTGTACGCCCCACGACTTGACCTCGGTCACGATGGCGAAACAGCACGCAGCCCAATCACTCGCATCGGGAGCGAGTTGAACCACGTCGCCAACATCTACTCCGGCAATGGGCAAATTCGTCTCCGTCATAGACCCTCTCTCAGGCCGCCGCCTTCATCGGTGGAGGCGAAATAGACCGAAGCTTCCTAGCATGAGCTTCGATTTCTTGTTCGAGTTTTTCATTGATCCAAGGGATGAGCTTGCCATTTTCATCTCGTACGGCTTCTGCGGCCTTGCTCCAACGCTTCATCGCGTGCGCGCCGGCCGTGATACGGGTGTTCGGCGTGAAACGGCTGTACACCTCAACCATCACTTCCTCGAGTTCCTCTGCAGCCTCCGTGATTTTCTCGTCGGGGCACTCGACGATAATCTCATCGTGCACGAACAAGACGGGCCGACACCCATAGAGCGCGCTCGTCTCGACCGTGTAGCAGCGCCGAGATACCTCGACGAGGGCTGCCTTCGCCGCGTCCGCGGTGAGCCCCTGAAAACGCGTGTTGCACGCAACTGTGTAGGTACAGCCGCCGCGAATGCGCCCTGAGACCTCTTGAACGACGTCGACGAATCGAAACTTCTTGTCCTGCTCAAACTCGTTGTCGTCAATGACATCTTCAACGGTGCGCTTGTTGAAGCTCTGCCGGATGTACTTGAAGTACAAACGCATTTCCGGGAACTTCTTGAGCCACTGCTGGTACAGCCACTTCGCTTCCTTGCGGATGAGCTTGATGCCGTAGACCTTGCGGGCGTAGCTGACGAGGCTGTCAACCGAGAGCCCGCCCGGAAGGCCGAAGTTCACGGGCTTGGCCCACTGCCGGTACTTTTTGACCTCGGGGTCTTTTTCTTTGTGGCGTCGAAGCGCCTCGTCGTAGGAAATGCCAAGCAGCGTCGCCGCGAAGTCAAGGTGGATGTCTCGACCCTCGTTGAGGGTGCGACGCATTTCACTGCGGCAGTACCAGGGGTCGCTCGGTGGGCGGCCGTGTTCAAACCACCGGTACGTGATCTCGGCGAGCGAGACGAGCTCCGCCTGACCGAAGTCGCACGCAAGGAACGAGTGCTCCTCCCGCGCGACGATAGCCTCGCGGATGCCCTCTTTCTGCGGCAGGTTTTGCACCGCCGCCGAGTTGAAAACGAGCTTGTCTTCCGAGCTCGAGGTGCGCCCCGTCTCGAGCAAAATCTCGTAGCGCGTCGTCAAGGGCAACGAGCCCGTGAGGAAATGTGAAATCTTCGAGCGGTTGAGCTGGTTTTGCTGGTACTCGTCGTACTTGATCAGCCGCTCGTCGCCGGAGTTGATGCACCACTCCTCGTCGACCTTGATGTACCCCGCGCGAAGGGCCTCGACTTTCGTCATGAGGCCCGCTTTCACCTTCTCGTAGCCGGTGTCGGTGAGCTCTCCGGCTTCACCGACGACCTCGAACATGAGGGCTCGAGCGCGCTTGTCCTTGCGCGTTCCGTTTCGGTCGACGAGCCCGACCTTGATCAGGTAGTCCTTGAGCTGAGGCTGCTCGCTGTCGATGCGCTCGATGACCTTGTAGACCTGCGCCTCGTCCGTGCGCACGCCGTGCGCCGCCATCAAATGCAAGGCCCAGTGCGCCTGCACCTGGGGTATCTCATTGTGCAGGTATTCTTGCGGAGCGCGCTTCATGCCTGCTTGGCGACGCTCCTGCGCCTTGTAGAGGCTCGCCGTCGTGTAGGCGTCATACTTCGCGTACTGCAGCGCCCCCTCGGGCCACTCTTTCAAAGGCAGGTGCCGAAGCTTTCCGTACGTGAGCCGGTGCTCGTCCTTCTCCATGAAAAAGCCGCGGTACCGCGCGTGCAAATCCGATAGACTGTAGAGGAGCTTTCGCTTTTGACCTTGAACGTACTTGAAGATGAAGCGGTACTTGCCCTCGCCGATGTCGATGAGCTTCTGCCGGGTGAGCACATCATGGACGCGTCCGCTCAAGACCGCGTCCCAGACGAGATCTCTCAGGTCGGGGAAAGCCGACCACACGACCGCGAGGTCAAACGGTGCGTTCGCGGTCGCGGTCTCCTGTTGAAGAAGCCACTCGACGTGCGGGCGCGCGTCATCGACGTGCACGACCTCGGAGCGCTCGCCGTCGCTGAAGCTCACGCAGGCGAGCTCCGGCGCCGCCACGGCGGGACGGATCAAATCCGTCTCGGTGTCCCAAGCAAGCATCCCGCCCCCCGATGCTTCAGCGCGTCAACCCCACTGCGGCCAACCGGGAGGGCCGCCATAACCAGGCTGCGGCTGTCCCTGCGCCGGCTGAGCTTGCGGGGGGCCGCCATAACCGGGCTGTGGCGCGGGCGCAGCTTGCGGAGGACCTTGCGGCGGGGTGAATTGCGGCTGACCTTGGGGGGTTTGGGGTGGCGCGTAGCCCTGCTGCGGGACGTAGCCGGGCTGTCCCGACTGTCCGCCATAGCCGTTCGCCGGATACCCTTGGGGGGCTCCCGGCTGCTGTAGTGGTGCGCCCGACGCCCCGATGCCGCCCTGGTGCGGCTGCTGCGTGCGGCCGGGGGCACCTACACCCTGTAGATAGGGAACGATCATGGCCTCGGGGAGCCAGTCGTTCACGGTGAAGTCGTCGCCCGACTTCGTCTCGATGTTATGGGAGTAGCAGCCCACGCGCTTGCCCCGCCAAGGTTGCGTCGCACCAATAGATGCAACCGCGTGCACGTCCCAAGGTTGACCGTCGGGCGCAACGGTCCCTTTGTGCTGCTCGAGCGAGGGATCGGAGCCGAGCACCGCACAAATGAGTCTTTTCACGTGCCTATCACGGGTGTCGACGTTCGACATGTCGATCATCGCGGAGTTTTTTCCGCCGACCTGCATCGACGGATCGCGGCTCGTCGTCGCAAGCAGGGTGCACTCGATGATGTAGAGCAGCTTTTTCTTCTGCCGCGATTCGATCATCGAAATCTTGTCGATCTCGAGCAAGTGATGGCCGGATTGAAGGAATGGATAGCGATTGCCGCCGGTCGGATCGGCGCCGTTCAAGTTGAAAAACGGGTTCGCATTCTGCGGAGGAGATGGAATCTGCCCCCCGAAAGACGGCATCCCGGCGGCAGGACCGGGCGGGGGGCCGTACTGCCCCGGCTGTTGCGGCCAAGGCGGCTGTTGCTGGGGCTGTTGCGGTTGTTGCGGCTGCTGCCACTGCGGAGCGCCCATGGGCGGCCCAAACTGATACGGATTGTTCATTGTTCACCCTATCTTTTTTCTGCGTAGTTCAACTTCTGCTTTTGAGTCGTCGAGTCCTCGATGTACTTCGCATCCGCAAGGAGCTGAATGAAGCCCGCCTGTTGCGCCCCGCAGGCACAGACCCAGTCGAAATAGACCGGGCGCGTCTGACCGGGACGATGTGTTCGCCCGATCAGCTGCTCTACGATGGCGCCGTTCGGTGGAAACGTCACCCCGAGGTTCTTGTTCCAAGCTTGAAGATTGCGCCCCTTGTGGTTGGCCTTCACGCTCGCGATGACGGGCCGCCCGGCGTAGTCATCGATCAGAACCCCCTTGTCGTCAAGGCCGCCGTCTGAACAAAATCCGATGCCCGTGATTTTCGACAGTTTTTCGCCGAACGCCTTGTGCTCGGTCCATACGATGCCCTTCTCGCGCTCGAGCCAGTCCGCCGCTGCGCGAAGGACACCGTCATCGATCCACTCCCCGATAGACTCGTGGACGTACTTTTCTTTGACGTCGATCCACGCCTGATAGGCCCTTTTCAGGCTCAAATCGTGGACTTTTCCATCCACGATTGCCTTCGCGAGCTGAGCAGGACTATTCACATTCAAATACAAAAACTGTGAATACAGCGCTCCGTCGCGAAAGAGGATGTTCCGGACAAACCACCCGTAGGTCCTACGAGGCTCTAGCCACCACTCCGGAGGTTGAGGATCCCAGCGGTACCAAAACCCACTTGCGAGCTCACGTTCAATACGCCAAATATCCATCGGCGTCTGAAGCTCGACCCCGTTGGGGGAGCGTTGCGTAGCGTTTACATAATCAATCCATCGACGCGCCTGTGTTCCGGGATCCCACTGAAGGCGTCGAATGTACAATGGAGTGTCACATGACAACGACCCTTCGGGGGCCGCGACGACCCCCGGAGCCGAAGAAAAGCGGTTCCCGAAGGCCTTCCGCGTCACACGGAGATCCCCCTCTAACCTCTCCCGAAAATACTCTTGACTTTCCTCCCACGGGGTGAGCCATTTCCTAAAAATGCGCGCATTTGGCCGGTTCACCGAGATCTCTTTCGACTCCCTAACCGAGTTAGACCACTGCTCCGCCTCCCTCTCGACGCGAGGCATCGGCATATAATGCCGAAGACACCAAAACATGATATGCCAGTAGTCCATCGGTGAGCGCATCGTCGGTGTGCCGGTGAGCGCGACGAACTTCGTTTGAAAATACGCGTGCATGAACTTCTCGACGGCCTTCGTGCACGACGCGTCCCTGTTTTTGAGCGCCTGCGCCTCGTCTGCGACGATGAGATCCGGCTTGTACTCGAGCAATCGCTTCTGACCCGACTCGCGGGAGAGTTCCTGGTAGTTGAAAACAGCTTCGTCGAAGCTCTTTCGTCGCATAAAGATGGTCGGTCCAAACCAATGTCTGTACAACATTTGGAAGTCCCGCCAAGTCTTCTCGCGGAGCTCGGCTGGGATGAATAGTGCGGGGCGTTCCGCGACTGCGATACGAGGGGCGAGGAAGGTGATAAGCGTGTTGTGTGTGAGGATGTAATCTCGCGTCACGTACAGCTGATCTGGTGCGTCCACGGAAATGCAGGTGCAGGGGGCATCTTCGTAATAGGAGACTTTGACGAGCCTTTTATAGAAAGTATCCACCCCGTGGTATTCTGGGTGCATTTTCAACGCCCCGGATCCGGGGTATGAAAAATAAAGACTCTTGTCAACATACCATGTAATCCCCCCTAGACTACGCACTAGTTGGATAATATAGGGATGGAATCGAGCGCATGTCGGCTCGAAGCTCAAACGCTCGTCGAAGGCGGGGGTAAACGTTGTTTTTCCATAAACCCCCAAAACTCGTCCCATCAAATGATGTCGTTGACGACTAGACCCACAGGCTATGAGATACCTAAACGCCTCTAGATGTATATCCAAATCCTTCAAGACTCGATACAACGTAACACCATAGCGCTGCTTGACAGAAACGTCTTTTTCAATGAAGACATTCACGCACTTGAGCATGATTGCCCCCGGCGTAGTACACCACTCTCGAAGAGTCTTCGTGTGTTCCACCCCATCGACAATAAATGTCCAAAGATGCTCCGCGTCGCAATAAGTCTTTGACCCGTCTGAAAACTCCACCTTGTAGACAGGACGCACCCCTTGAGGGAACACACCCGTCACATTGTGCAGCCTCCCGTCCGACCCAAAAATCCTGTCGCCTACGCGGACCTGTCCAATCGGGGTCCACCCTCTCTCAAGAAGAACAGGCTCCGTATCAGGCTGCGCTTTACCGAGACCTACGGGAATCGGACAGAACGCGCCCCCGTAGTCGTGCAGGTACGCGAGCGCCGCGGCCTGGATCGGCCGAAGCGCCATCGTTCCATAAGGGGTCTTGAGCGCGGTCGTTAGGCGCAGGTAGCCGTCATTGTGCGTTACATGCGCGTGCCAATCGAGCCACGGAAGCTCGTCAACCCGCCTAAACTCCCCTGTATCTTCAATGACCTTCCCGTTTGAATAAGCTACCTGCTGCATGACCTCTCAACCCTCGTGAGGGAATTCTTCGAGGAACGCCGCGAGCGCCGCGCGTCCAAGCGCGCGAAGGTCGGAAGGTTGCGTCGCGCCGCGCATGATTCCTGCAGAAACCCCCGCAAGAAACGCGTGTTGCTCGACACTGAGCTCGGCTTTCGTCGTCTTGCGCGGCCGGCCCCGCTTTCGCTCGTTTTCTTGAGCCTGTTGCTGCTCCGTCACGTTGTGCTGGACCTGCGCCTCCGGAGCGTTCGGGGGTGAGCTTGGACCTTGATAACGCGCGGAAGGTCTACGCGGAGCTTCCAATTCTTGCTGAGGTTGCGACGCGTTTTGCTGCGGCGCGTACTGTTGTTGAAGGGGCGGCGCATACTGCGGCTGCTGAGGCGGTGCATACTGCGGCGCGTATTGCGACTGTTGGGGCTGCACGTATTGTGGTTGAGCCTGCGGCGCGTACTGCGGCTGTTGTGGTTGCGATGGATAGTCAAACTGCTGTTGCTGCGGGGGGTAATAAACCTGCTGGGAGTACCCCGGCGGCTGCTGAGGTTGCTGCGGCTGCGCGCCTTGTTGATACGCGTCGAGCTGCCCCACCATCCCGAGAAGCCCATTCGCGCGCGCTTGATCTTGAGTCATCATTGCCTTCACTTTCTCTTCTAAGGTGAGCGCGCACCGTTCGCGATGCGGACACCCGCCGTACTTTTCACAGCTGTCGACCGTCGGCGGCAACGAAAACGGATGAACCCGCTTTTGCTGCAGTTCGACAATCGTATCTGCGTCCCGTTCGATACTCTCGAAGCCTTTTCTAATCTGCGGAAGCCGGAGCTTGGTATGAACTTCGAGGGTTCGAGGTTTAGACCCGGTGGTGCCGTAATTCCAGAACAGATTGACTTCGTCAACGCGAAAAGCGACACACGCCGCGGCGGCATAAATCAGAGCTTGCGCATCCGTCGATAAAATCTCGGCTGTCTTCGCCCACTTCAGGTCGCTCGTCGTCTTGTGGTCGACGATCACCGCGCCGAGCTCACTCGACCAGTAGACAAGATCGATGAAGCCGACATACGCGTGTCGAGGAGTCGTCAGATAAAACTGTCGCTCAGGCTCGCCGACCCCTGGGGGCGGAAGACCCTTGAGCATCTTGAGCGCGATGAGCCCCTCCCGAGTCGATCGGTCCGGAGGCGTTCCGTGCCGGGACCACCTCTCGAGCAAGTCATGTACTGCTCGTCCGAGCAGGGCCGCCTCGTTCGCCTCCCGCGGGAGCTGCCAGACGTACTCGAAGGCCCAACGCCGCTGGCAGTCCCGGAAGGTGTTCAGCTGGGAGGCACTCAGGAGCGGGCGCTGAAATCCGACGGAGACCCCCAAAGCCCTCAGAACGTCTCCGGAGCCGTGGACTAGGGTGGGGTAGCTACCCCCCTCGCGCGCGCCTTCTCGCAAGGCCCTGGGGCCGAATGGCCTAGGAGGGGCGGGTGCTGTCCTGATCGCTGTCTGCATACTCTGAGCTCCTCATGAGCTGGGGGGTTAGGGACAGCTACCAACAGCTACCTACCCCCCTGTTTCCAAGACCTCTTCTGCTGGGGCACTCTTGGGGGATCTCTTCTCTCCGCTAGAACTCTTTTGGAGCTCTTAGGTAGCTGTAAAGAGATCAAAATAAAAGATCTCTCAATGAATTCGCATTTTTAGGGTGACAGCTACCTGGTAGCTGATCGGTAGCTAGAGGTAGCTTTCGTAGCTGTCATTTTTCGCTGCGCGCGTGGCGTTTTCGGGGCGAAAAATGCGCACCGTGCACACGTATTTTCCCTGATACGTATTTTCTGCTCCGAAAAAGGGATTTTCTGGAGCAAAAATCGAGGGGGGTATCTGGCTGCGAGGGTCCGCTGCGAGGGGGTGGCTGGCTGCGAGGGACCCGGCTGCGAGGGGGTGGCAGTCATGATCTCCTCCAGATCTTGCGACCGTTCCGATCCTGGCTCTTGTGCCACCCGAGCTTCTTCAGGCAGTCCGCGACGTCCATCTCTCGGCGGCGGGTGAGGTCCCGCTCCTCGAGGCCAAGGACGTTCGTGAGGAGGGCCCGGACCGAGATCTCCTCGACGGGGCGGGCGGGGTCGTCGAGGTGGTCCCGGATGATCTCAAGCCAAGAGCTTCCATATTCCCTCGACTTCTGCACCTGCTGGAAGCGCTGGAAGATCTCGTAGGTGATGTAGTCGGGGAAGCCCGCGAGGAGACCCGCTTGGGCCTCGGCGTAAAGTTGTTCCTTCCATGTTCGAACGAAGGCCGTGTCAATGGGCCGGGTGACCTTCACCGGAAGAAAGCGGCGGTTACCCGTCGCGTCGTCGAGGTATTCATCTTCATTGGTGGAGCCCACCAAGATAAATCGACGGGGCGCGATGCGGGATTGATGATAGAGGGGGCGTACCGAGTCATGGGTGGCGGATAGAAACGCTTTGAGGTCTTCGCGAGAGCTGCGAGAGAAGGCGGCGAGCTCGCTGATTTCGAAGATGGCCGGGCCCGAGTGCAAGAGGCGCAAGTTCGCCTCGTCGAGAACGAGCCTCTGGATAGAGTCGCTGAAGAGGTAGTCGTAGGGGAGAAGGGCTTTGAAGAAAGAGCTCTTTTGAAAGCCTTGATCGCCTTCGAGGATGAGCATGGTGTCTTGCTTGTATCCAGGCTCTAAAAACCGCCGCACGGCGCCGCGAAACCAGATAGGGAAGATGGTGCGAATCCACTCGTCATCCGGGGTCCCTGCGACCTGTTGCATGAACGTATAGAGTCGCGGCACTCTATCCCATAGCGGGACATTCAGAATCCACTCCCTGAACATGTCGGTCTCGCCGCAGGTCCGCGCTACGGCCTCCAAGGCTTGCGACACCTCGGTTGTTTTTAGGGTGGGTATCTTGTGCTTGTTTTGCAGGGCTATCGTGAGATTTGTGATGTCGCTGTCGTTCAAAATCCTTGGGGCGCCACTGAATAGATTCGGGATGTCGGTCTTCAGGCTGGGGACCCCGAAACGGGCTTCGTGTAAGAACGCGTCTTTGAAAGGGTCGTTCTTCAAGAACAGGTCGCAATTGGCGAGGCACGCGACGATCTTCCCGTTTTCATTGCGCAATAGTTTTGCGGTCCAGCGGGCTAGATCTTCTTGCGCTTTTTTCTTTGCAGAGTCGAGCGCGTCTCGCAGGTTCGATAGATTCGTTGATGCGTCCGCTTTTTTCTCCATGCGAGCATCGATGCACGGGCGGAACATGTCGAGGATCGTGTCTGTGTCGCACAGAGGCCATTTCTGTGCAACTTGGTACATGATCTTCACGAAGCCGTCATGGGCGGAGCTGTTTAGGAAAACGGGCTCTCCGTTGAGGGCTTTTTCAAATTCGGCGCCTATCTCTTTGAGGATGGAGTCGGCGCGTTTGGTCTTGAGGGAGGCGGCGAGGTCTTTCAGCTCGTGGAAAGTCGGTGTGTAGGCTTCTACGAGGTCGGGAGCTCCTTCGTAGCGGTCTTGTTTTGCGAGGAGCTGAACGAGTTCGTCTGGCGCCTCGAGGATGCGCTCGACCGCGGGGGATCCATCAAAGGCGTAGTAGTTGCCGCTCTTGTGCAGGGAGGGGTGCACGTTGAATATGCCGCTCACCCCCTTGATGTCGACCCCGCCTTCCGAAAAAAGGGGGTGGTTGGAGATAGTCGGAATAGTGTATTTTTTCGGGTACTTGAAGATGTAGTGAAGGCCCCCTCCTCCGGTGTATTGGGTGAGGGTCGACTTGATGTAGTAGGGCTCGATGTTGTGTTTGGCGAGGCCCTCGAGAAGCGCAAGATCTCCTCGTTTGTTTGGCTTGATATCGACATCCACCACCAAGAGGCCGCTCTCGGGGCCGGTGCGTAGCGCGAGAGCGGCGCGCGGGTGACGGGCGATGAGATCTGCGACGGCGTTCAAGCCTTCTTCGGGGGTATCCATCGGGCGCATCCGCCAGCCCAGGAAGGGATGTTTACCGGGCTGCGCGCACGAGACGCCTTGTTTACAGGAGCAGACGGGTTTTCGGATGTGTTGTTGCGCGTCTGCATCCCATGTGGATACCCAGTCCGCAACGTAGTGGAGCAAAATAGGAATCGCACGCCAATGAGCTGCGTAGTATTGGGCCCACTGAAACGTTGAGTTTTGGTTGATGTAACTCATTGAAAATCCTTGCGCTCGGCATCCTCGCGGGTTACGAACACATTCAACTCCTTCGAAGCGCGCCTTTTTTGCGGGGCGACCCCGAGGAGCGAGAAGTGCTTTGGACACTTCGCCCCCGGTGGGACCGCGGTCAATCTCGCGGTCTCGCCTCCCTACTGCCGCCGTTAGTGCCTTGTGGGCGGATGAAGGTCAAGCGGAAATACAGCACCCCTACAGGCAGTGGTGTCGTTCTGCAAGGACCACTATAGTCCTTTCATCTTTCTACGGAGGTGAGATGAAAAGGACAATCATATTGGGGGTTTTGCTCCTGATCGTCCCAGCCACGACACGCGCCGAAACGCCGCTTTTGCCGGAAGATCAGTGGACAGACGAGGCCGTTGTGTGGCTCGCGCGCGCGATGGTCTCGGAGGCGGATTGGTCTCCCATAGACCACGCCGCCATCGCTTGGACGTTGAAACGTCAATGGGAGAGTCGATATGAAAAAGACCCTCGATGGACCTTCGTGGATCAAGTGCGCGCGTACTGCGCCGGTTTACGCGGAGAAGAGATTCGAACGAAGCGATCGGAGTGGGTGCGCACGTTGACCTTGGACGGCGCCGAGCCCGAGGGCTGGCCGGACGACGTCTTGTGGTCGAACTACGCGCCGCTGTGGCGGCGAACGATCGACTTTGCGCGAGCTTGGGGGGCGGGGCGAGTGCGCGATCCTTGCGAGGGCAGGGCATGGCACTGGGGCGGAACCATGGATACACCGGGTCGAAACATGCGGCCCGTGGACTGCGGGATGACCTTGAACATCTTCTACACGTTTCATGCTATGCCGTGATGCGGCGTGCGTGTGAGACGTGCGCGCAGGGCAGTCTCGGCGGTCGACGGGCGGGAGAGCTCCTGTCGGCCGCCGAACTTTTGCCCCCTACCCTAAGGGTGGGCGATGGTACCGTAGAGCGCATGTGGAAGCTGGCGCTGTGGGGCGGGCTGGGTTTTGCAGCCTTCAAGCCTGTTGTCCTCGACGAAGAGGTGAGTCGCCGGTGCGCGTCACGTGGAAGGACGCCTCGGGGGTTGCGAAGAGTTGGGACTTCGACAAGAGCTCGGTGGCGAGTGACTTCGCCAAGGCGCTCGCTGCTGCAGGGGCGGCGGATATTCAGGTCGTGAAGATGGCGGCGTAGATTCAAAGAGCAAAGGGGCGGCACATGGGGGGACGTGAGGGCGCGAAGGTCGCGGTCGAGGGGGAGATCCGGCCGAAACCAGTGAGAGTTCCGTGGAAATGTGGCTGTGGGGCGAAGACGAGCGTGCTCCCCTTTGTGGTACCGAAGGGCTGGGTTCTGCAGCGAAACGAAGAGGGGACAGGGCTCGTCCCGACCATGAAAGACGAGAAGGTGCTGTGTCCTGATTGCGTGTTCAGACAGCGGTCTGCCACGCCGTTTTGATACACTTCCGGGGGTGCAAAGATCGACGAAGCTCGCACTTGGTGGGGCAGGGGCCATCGGCCTTCTGCTCCTCGTCACCCGTTCGAAAACTTCGACCGGGATTGCCGGGGATTTGCGGGTGAACGCGAGTGACATCGATGCGCTCGCGCGCATGCTCGTCGTCGAGCACGTCTCGGGCGCTCCCGAGGAAAAAGCGCAAATCGTTCAGGTTGCGCTCAATCGAGCCCGAAAGCTCGGGGTGAGCCCGGAGAGCGTGGTCGAGCCGGGGACGCGCAAGGCCCGGGTGGGCGTTCAAGGCGGGACTTGGAACGGGAGCGACAACTACCGGAACAAGTACGCACGCGCCTCGAGCGACAGCCGATTCGAAGGTGCAAAAGCCTTCGTTCGCGAGGTTCTTGCGGGGCGCTACGAAAATCGAAGCTTCACGGCGTTCATCCACCCGAGCGGGATGCCCGAGCCCCCTTGCGCCTTCAATCGTGTCTCCGTCGACACGTTCGTTGGCCGGCGCTGCATGCCCGAGTGGGGTGCAAAACCTTCGGCGAAGATCGGGATCGCCTATTTTTACGCTTAGACTAATCGAAACCCTCCTGAAAGGATTGAAATCATGGCCACCTACGTACCGATTCTAGGCAACTTTGCAGCTCCATTTTCCATCGTGAACGGCGCCGCGGCGGCAGTAGCACGCGACGCAACGGCAACGCTTCAGGGCGATCCGCGCCCTGGTACGATGCGTACCTCGTTCATCCTGTACATTCCCGACGGGGACGCGGCGAATGAGGCCAGCTACACCATTCAGGTTCCCTCGCCGTATGAGTTCACGGCGGACGACCTCACGACCTCTGAAAACTCTTTCTGGCCGGCGGAGCTGAGTTGCGTTCCGCTCGACGCAGCGAGCAGGTTGATGTTTCCCATCGCGACGATCGGGATTCCTGCCAACTGGAGCGTGGCCAATCAGACCATCGCTTTGGGCATTTTGCTGACGGTCCCTTTGAACGGTCTTTGTGGGGTCCTCTTCTCGGTCGACTTCTCCCACACCGCGACGAGCTGAACCGTCATGGCAACCTACATTCCCGTCCTAGGCAGCTTCGAGGCGCCGTTTTCCATCGTGAACGGCAACGACATCGCAGTTGCGCGAGACGCGGATCCCGCGTTTCAAGGCCCCATACGTCCTGGGGTGTTGAAGTGGTTGTTTCAGCTCATCGTCCCGGATGCGACGGCGGCGGGAGACGACCAGTACACCCTTGCTGTGCCTTGTCCGTACGTCTTCACCGCAGACGACGTGGGGGCAAATGAAAACTCGTTCTGGCCTCACGTGTGCATGTGCGCCCTTGACTCGGACAGCAGCGGTCAAGGGGCGGGCATCTACGTGGACACCGGCGAGGGTGCGGACTGGAACGTCACAGACCAGACCATCCCTGTCGTCATCGTGCTGTCGACGCCCACGGCGAACGAATCAAAGTTCAACGTGATCATCGACTTCTCGCATACTTCGATCAGCTGAGAGGCTGATCGCTGCCGTGAGGAAGGGCGCCCTGCCTTCAACCGGGGCGCCCTTTCTTTTTTGAAAGGGTATTTTCTATGAGACCGTATCGTTTTAGCGAAGAACGATTTTTGTCAGGCTTGGATGCCGTCGAGCGCAGACGAAAAAAGGTTTGTGCATCGAAAAAGCTCCCTTTTTCGTGGTTGCGCGTAGATCCGTGCATTGAAATGCCGGCCATCGACGAAAAATCCCCGGCGATTACCCACTCTGCGGCGGTGAGCCGCTTCATTCACGATGCTATTCCCTTCGCCGGGCGCGGAAAAGAGTCGGTGATGATTCTATGTTTGGACACGCGAAATCGCGTGATGGGGGTATCGCAGGTGCACGTCGGCGGGAGGTCGACGTCCGCGGTCGACCCGGTCAGCGTGTTTCAACCGGCGATCCTCCTCGGCGCTTCGGGGGTCATCTTGGTGCACAACCACCCCTCCGGACAGGCCTCGCCGAGCCCCGAGGACCTCGAGCTCACGCGCCGGATGGGGGAGGCCTCGAAGCTCTTGAGCTTGGGCTTTCTCGACCACATCATCCTCACGGACGACCCGGAGGTCTATTACAGCTTCGCGGACCAGAGAGAAATGCGATGACCGCGGCGGTCGACCTGTGGGAGGGGTTTTTTCTCGAGGTGGTGAAAGGCCGTTCTGCGCACCTGCGCTACGCGCATACGACCGCGAAGGCGGCGCTGAAGCATGCCCCTCGAAAAGACCTGTACGACTTCGTCTCGCGCCGGCAAGTTCAAGTCCTTCTCGACCGGATCGAGGAGTACGTGCGGGGGAGCGGCAGGGGGCTCGACCCTCTACCCGATCCGAGAGTTCAGAATCAAATCTATCAAGTCTTCGGGGATGTTCGTCACACGGCGGAGTATTTTCGCGCCGACGTCGCGTCCGTGTTAGACCGCCTTGAGACTACCCCCGACAAGATGGAGCGAGCGCACCGAGTGGGTACGTTGTACGACCAAGAAAAGTACAACTACGACGTGCTCATTGTGCCTCAGCAAAGCATCTATCGCGCGTCGTGGTTTTCCTTGCTGCCTCCGCGCTTTCACCTCTATGTCGAGGACATCCTCGAGCTGTTTTACATCTTTCCGTATGAAGCCTTTTTCGCGTACGTGCGCCGCAACTACCCCGGCGCGATAGGAGCTTTCCATGGCCTCGACGGCGATTGACTCCCTCGTGAAGCCGCAAGCTGTACGCCTCTTTGACGTGTTCTTTTTGGGACCGTTGATGTGGTACGCCGGCTCGCGCCTGCGTCGAGACGGCCACCAAGGCCTCGGCGCGAGCCTGCAGTTTTTCGGGATCACGACCGCCCTGTACAACGGGGCGAACTACCTCGAGCTGCGACAATAAAAAAGCCCCGTCCGGGGTTTCAGACGGGGCTCTCACGGCTGCAAGGGGTCGCGCTCGAGGGGGTATCCTCGAACGGTCAAAAGCCACGATAGACCCTGTCGCCGATGTAAGTCAAACACCTAGCTTGAGGACGTAGTCGAGCTCTTCATCGAGGAGCACCCAGCCTCCCGAGCGAATGCCCATCAGGTGTTCTTCGCAGGCGTTGAACGTGTGACCGAGACCGAGGACGTGCCCGAGTTCGTGAGCGAAGGCGCGCGCTGCGGCGTCTCCGCGGGTGCCCGGTTGAAGCTCGATGTGCGCGCTCGAGATGTGCGCCTTGTGCTTGTCGAGATAGAAAAGCTCACTCGTCGCGCGCACTTCGGGGCCGCCCATGGGAGGCCTGCTCGTCACGGTGACGACGCCGAGCTGTGTGGGCCAGCCTGTGTCGGAGAGCGCCGAGCCTCGCCTTGAGACGAACAGGGCCTTGCGCTCGTTCCACCAGTCTATCGCGACCGTCAAGGCCTCGCGCTGGGCGGGCTCGAGCGAGGGGCCGAGCTCGATGACGACTGTCGAGCCGTGCCAGCGCCCGAGCGTCAGACCCATGCGCGGCCGGGGAGGGGCCGTGACCCTCGCCCACCAAGCCTTGACGCGACGCCCGAACGCCACGCCTTAGGCCTTCGCGACGCTGGTGTTGTTCGACTCGAGCTCGGCGACGCGGTTCTTGAGCTTTTTCACTTCCTCTTCGGCACTGCGCAGGGCACCGAGGAAGTCCGCGGCGCGCTTCTCGAGCTCGTCCGCGGTGTGCATGCGGTTTCGAACGAGGTCGAGCGACTCACGCAGGACGTCGTGAAACTCGGCGGTGCCCTGCTGGGCGCGGCAGGTCTTGAAGACGTTGTCGAAGGCGTGTTCTGGGGTCATGTTCCGATGCTCCTTTTTCAAAGGACTCTAGGGATGCTGTAGTAGTCCGATCCGTCCGACCATAGCATCATCAATCGGCGTTCGGCGGCGAGGAGCGGGTTGATGCTCACGGAAGCACCGTTGTTGTCCTCGATGTAGATGGTCCCTGCAGGAGTTGAAACGGTGAAATCGTTGGCGGAGAGGTCTATTTTATAGACGAACGTGAAAATGCCTGCGCAAGTGGCGGGATCGGGGAGCACGAGGTCTAGGGTGCCGCCGGCGGTGATGTCCGCGCGATTGACGCTGCCCGCGACGACCGACACAGGATCGTCTGCTGCGGTGACGACCGCGGGAGTGCGGTGAACGACTGCCGCACCGAACGCAGCGGAAGAGGTTGGAATTCCTCCGACGTACAAATCTCGGCTGCTCGTGCCGGCGCGGATGACCGCATTTTGGGTCGTCTCGAGGGGGGTGACGACCACCACGCCCGAGTTTGCATTTCCATCGCCACCTGGTCGAAGTTGAACATCGCCCGCTGCGGTCGTCGCGTCTCCCGCGGTGATGAGTACGTCTCCGCCCGCGGTGGCCCCTGCACCTGCGGTGATAGACGCGTTTCCTCCTGCACCCGTGGTGCTGTTTCCCGCAGTCGCGGTGAACGCGCCGCCTGTCCCTGAGCTCGAGCCGCCTGCATTGGCGGTGATGGCTCCGCCATCTTGAGCTCCAAGCGAAACGCCGCCGTTGATGTCGACAAAACCAGGAACGTCGTTCGAGTTGCCCGCGGAGATCGTGACGTCTCCGCCGTCTCCTGTGCTTGATCCGCCCGCGCTCGCGGTGAGAGAGACGTCGCCTCCAGTGCCGGCGGTGCCTCCCGGGGCGCCGCTGCGCATCGTGAGCGATCCCCCGTTTCCGGTTGCTGCGTCTCCGCCTCTCAGGGTGGCGCTTGCACCATTGCCGCTGGAGGTTGAATCACCGCCTTTGAAAGTTGCAGACCCGCCGTTGTTGGTGGACGCGTTTCCACCTGAAAAAGTGGCGGCGCCTCCCGCGCCCGAGGTTGAAGAACCCCCAGAGAAAGTAGCGATACCTCCCGAGCCCGAAGAAGACGTTCCCCCTGAAAAAGTGGCGCTACCTCCCCCTCCCGAAGAAGTTGAATTGCCGCCTCGATAGGTGGCAGCGCCTCCGTTGCTTGCAGTGGTGGTGTCGCCGCCGTGGGCGAGCAAGATACCGCCGGCGCCCGAGCTCGAGCCTCCCGGACCTCCGGTGACCTCGGTATCGCCCCCCACGCTGGTTGAAGCGGGGGTGCCGCCGGTGACGAGGGTGTCGCCTCCGGCGCCGGCAGAGCCGATGCCTCCGCGTAGGGTAGCGACGCCGCCTTTGGTGGATCCGGTTCCTCCAATGAGACTTGCAAAACCGCCGGTGCCGCTCGAGGCGGTGCCTGCGGTGATGATTGCGTTTCCACCTAAACCCGTGGCGGAGGTGCCCGCGGTGACGGTGAAAGCGCCCCCCGCGATGCCGCTTGAACCAGACCCTCCGGTGAAGGTGAACCCGCCGCCTCCGCCCGCGGTTCCCGCGCCGCCCGTGATCGAGACGCCTCCGCCGATGGTCCCGGAGCCGCACACGAAGGCCAAGGCGCCGCCGTTGCTGCTTGTACCCGCACCGGTGGTTAGAGTGATGCCGCCGCCGGTCGAGCTCGCTGCAGCTGCGGTGATAGATATATTCCCACCGGAACTTGCGCCGCTACCGCTCGTGATCGTGACGTTTCCGGCAAGGCGTGAGCCTGTGGCGCCTTGCCCGGTACCCGCAGTGATGGAAACGTTTCCGCCTCTTGTACCTCCTCCGGAAAAAGTGTTTCCTGCGGTCAAAATGATGTCGGAGCCGATGTTCCCTTGAGCTCCTGTGACCGTGAACGTGCCTGCGGCGGTGGCGCCGGAGGCGCTTCCACCTGTAGAGGTGGGGGTTATGAGAACGCTTCCCCCGGCCCCTGTGGTTGAAGCTACGCCGCCGGCGATAGTGACGTTTCCTGGGGTAGTGCCGCTGGTACCGGCATCCCCTCCGGTGATGTTTACGGGGCCACCGTTGCCGGTGATGCTCGCGGCATTTCCCCCTAGAACGAAGGCTGCTCCAGCGGTACCCGTGCCGTTAGAATTTCCTCCGCGTAGAGTGGCGGTTCCGCCGGCGTTGTTGCCGCTTGTGGCCGCACCTCCGGTGAGGGATGCATTGGCTCCCGCTCCATTTCCTGTGTTGGCGCCTGCGGTGAGCGTGAGCGTGCTCCCACCCCCTGAACCGTTTCTACTGCCGGCGGTTATCGTGACGGTCCCGCCGCTTCGATTGGTGCCTGCAGAATTGGCGGCGGTGATGGAAATGTTCCCGCCGTTTCCATCGGTAGGGGATCCACCGCTGATCGATACGTTTCCTCCGGCGGTGCCGGTTCCTGTCGCGGTTCCTGCGGTGAGGGTGATGCCTCCAGGCCCCCCGGTTCCGGTAGAATTTCCTGCGGTGAGGGTGATTGTTCCGCCTGCGCGGTTTGTTCCTACGCCTGCGGCTCCGAGGAGTGAAACACCCCCTCCGTTTCCATCCGTCGGTGTTCCCCCTTGTACTGTTGCAGAGGCGCCCGCTACGACGCCTGTGCCGGCTCCGCCCGATAGAACAACAGCTCCTGGGGTAGCGCTTGCGCCGGTAGTGATAGTCAGCGTGCCGGATCCGGCAGTTCTTTGAAGCGAGCCCGTTGCGTAGGTGAGGTCGGTGTTGCGAAGGGTCGTGCCGCCTGTACCGTTCCATGTTGCAACGGCGTTGTCGGTGCTCGCCCCCGGCCCTGAGACATTCCCTCCTGGCTGCCACGAGGTTGTGCCGGAACCGTCCGTTTGCAAAAACTCCCCGGTGTTGCCGTCATTCGAAGGGAGCGTGAGGGTCCAAGGGGCTGCAAGGGTTCCAGGTGCTTTGATCGCGACGTAGTCGGATCCGCCGGAGTTTTCGAATAGACGAAGCTCGGGTGAGGTCCCTCCGGAGGGAGGTTGAAGCCTCACCGTGCCTTGGGTCGTTCCGCCTCCAGGGGTGAGGTTGACATTTCCGCCGTTTCCGCCGCCGGCGCCCGAGCCTGCGGTGATAGAAAAGCTTCCGCCTAGACCTCCGGACGCCCCACCGGTGCCCGCGCTGAAAGATAGACTTCCTCCGGCGCCCGTCGTGTTGCCAGTGCCGCCCGTGATGTTGAATGAGGTGCCGGGGGTAGCCGCCGTAGGACCCGTTGCAAAGTTGAGGGACACCGAGCTGAAAACGGATGAGTCCAGCGTCATGTTCGCGGCGGGGGAGGTGCCGTTGTCGCGAACGAGCCGAATCTGTCCATAGGCGTCGACAATTCCGTATTTCATAGAACCCTCACGAGGCGAACGACAGGGTCATCAGGTAGTGGATGGATCCGTCGCTGAATGAGGCTAGACCTATTCGGCTCGTCCCGCCGGTAGAGGTTGTATAGGTTGTGACGAGGCCTGTTGCGGTGTAGAACGATTCTCCCCCGGAGATAGTCACTTCTATCTCTCCTGCAGTCGTAGTTTTGATAATCCACGTCCATTGTCCTGCACATGTAGCTGCTGCGGGGAGGACGATTTCTTGAGGCGAAAAACTTGAGGCATCGACGCGATTGACCGCCCCAGCGCGCACAGAGTGAGGCCCCGCTGCTGCGAGCTCCGTAGGCGTTCTTGAGACGACAATCGCTCCTCGTGTCGCGCTCGAGCCGGGGGTGAAGCCGACAACGATGTCTTCGGTGTTGCTCTCCGTGCGAATGATCGGGATGGTTCCGATCGGAGGGTCGATGAAAACTTTCCCGCCGAGAGTGCTGCTCGAGGCGCCTGGAATGAGGCGAATGCTTCCTGGTCGATTTTCATTCGACGAGGCCGTGTTGTCTCCGCACAAGAGGTTGATGTCGCCGGCGTTGTCGGCAGAGGTCGGGGCATCGAAGGTAGAGATGCCGACTCCTCCGGTGTCTCCGGAGGTTGTCGCGTCTCCGCCCTGGATTTGGACGTTTCCGCCTCCGATGTCGCCTTCTCCTCCGCGCAACGTGAGCATTCCTCCGACGTCGCCCGTGGAGTCGCCGGCGCGAAAGGTTGCATTCCCTCCGGTTCCTGAGGCGTCTATGCCGCGTAGATCGGTTCCGGAGATTTGCAGAGAGTTGTTGGCGAGCAGCGTCCCGGAGGTGTTGTTCCAAGTTGCAATCGCGGTCGACGTACTCGCTCCGGGGCCTGCGACGTCGCCTACCGGGCCCCAAGACATGACCCCCAAGGTTGTCGACTTCAACGCGTATCCGCTCACCAACGGCGCGGCGGACGGGAGCGTGTAGGTGAGGCTTCCGCTCAAGAGCGTGCCTACCGTTTTGAAGCCGACGTACTCTCCTCCCGCGGCGTCCTCGAAGCGGAGCTCGGGGGCGGTCCCGGTTGAAGGCGCTCGGAGAATGATGACCCCCTGAACGGTACCTTTACCGGGTTGAAGAATGATCCCGCCGCCGTTTCCTGAAACGGTCCCACCGTTTCCGGCAACGAAGGTCATATCCCCGCCGACCCCCGTACTACCTCCGTCGCCTGTGCGAAGCTCGAGGGTGCCTCCGGTGGCTGCGCCCCCGGCGTCGCCCGCGTTGATTTGAACAATACCCCCGCCGCCGCTCGTACCTCCGTCGGCGGCGTTGAGAACAATGTTCCCTCCCGCGCCCGAGCCCTGCCCGCCCCCCGTCGTGAGGTTGAAATCTGTCCCGTCGTCGCCAAGAGAGATCCCGTTGAGGAGGTCTATGTAGACATCCCCGAACAGGGAGTCGATTACCATGATGTTGGCGGGCGATCCGCCCTTTAGGCGGACAATGTTGATCTGCCCGTAGGCGTCGACGATCCCGTATTTCATTTTTTCACCCCACCGCTAGAACTTGAAAGCCTGCGGGCAAGGTCCCGCCGTTTGCGTCTCGATAGGACGCGAGGTTGATCGTCACCTGATCGGGGGTTGCATCGAACGTGATGTTGTCTGGCTGTACTGCGGTGTTGTTGTTGTCTCGCACAGTGATAGATACGGTGACATTTGCACCGTTCCCAAAGCCGGTGTTGATGACAAAATCGTCTGAGCCGGCTTCGGTGAGGTTGGCTCTGAAGACTTGTGCGGCTGCTGCACCTGCGGGGTCCCAGGACATGACCCCTAGAGTTGTCGCCGTGAGGACGTAGCCGTTGGCCGCGGGAGGCGCGGGAGGCCATGTGTAGGTCGCGTTGGCCGTGATGTTCGAAGGGGCCTTGAAGGCAGCGAAATTGAGGCCAGGAGAGTCTTCGAGGAAACGTAGGGATGAAGCAGCGGTGCCTGAAATGGGGGGTATTATGTCGATAGTACCAACATTTCCCACGCCCGCGTTCAATCCTGGGCTAAAACGGATAGAACCTCCGTTTCCAGAGACGTCTCCGTCTTGTCCCTCGATGTCTACCCCTCCGCCGTTTCCTCCCCCTACTCCGGTTCCTGCGGAGCCGCCTCGAATACGGGTGAGACCTCCGTTACCTCCGTCGGGGCCACCGTAGCCGCCCTCTAGGATGATTCCAGGGCCGTTGCCCGTTCCTGTATCTATCCCTCCGGCGTAGATGTAGAGCCTATCTTGCCCGGAGTAGATGAATGAGTCTCCTCCCGTAAACTGGAGGGTTATTTTGGGGGTGGGCGTGCCGCCTTGATTGGCGAGAAGTCGAATGTCTCCGTTTGCGTCTACAGTTCCAAAATCCATGTCTCACCTCACGGCGTGATGACCACGTTCCAAGTTCCGGGGAGTGTCCCGCCGTTCGCTGCTTGAAAGCTCGAGAGCGTGATGTCCGCGTTGTTTGCGTCTACCGCCTCGACGCTGTCTGGCATGACTTTCAGGTTTAGATTGTTGTAAACCGTCACCTGGTTGAACTGTTCGGCGAGGGCGTGGTTTACCGAGAGCACTCCGCCGACGAGGCTTGCGTTCGTGAAAGACGTGCGAAACGAGCTCGAGCCTCCGCCGGGTGCTACCCAGGTCGTGATGCCGGCGGTGGTCGACGAAAGAACGTAGCCGTTTGCCGCAGGAGGGGCGGGCGGCAGGGTGAAGGTCCAAGTCGTTGTTACAACTGCAGGGGCTTTGAGCCCGACGTAGTCTGTTCCAGGTAGGTCTTCGAAAAACCGGAGCTCGGGGGCCGTTCCGCCTGCCGGCGGGGAAATGTTGATGACTCCTTGGTTTGTGCCTCCCGCCCCAGGGGTGAGGTTGATGTCACCCCCGTCGCCGGTCGTGCCTTCGCCCCCGATGAGGTTGACGTCACCCCCGTCGACCGAGCCGACTCCGCCTTGGTTCGTGACGGAGCCGCCGTTGCCCGCGGATGCATCGCCGCCGGTGTTCGTGATGTCGCCGCCGGCGGTCGTGCCGTCGCCGCCGGTTGCAAGGATGCTGCCGCCCGCGCCCGCGGTGGAGTCGCCCGGCTCGAGGAGCACATCCCCCGCGTCACCGGCGCCGTTGTTCGCCGTGACAGCAGATACGTCGTTGCCGGGTGTCGGCGAAGAGATTGCCGACGCGCCGAACACCGCCCAGTCGCCGTTCGTTAGACCAGGTCCAAGTTGATAGAGTGTCCCCGCTCCTTCGGACCAGACGAGCATGCCCGCCTTGCGAGAGCCGGCGGGGATGGCGTCACGCTCGGTGTTGTCGGCAACCGTCTGATAGCCCCCTTGAAGATAGATGTCCTCGAGGATGTAGAACGCGCCGAAGGGAACGATGTTGCCTGTTAGACCAATGGCCATGTCACGTCACCACGAAGGTAATGTTTGGGGTTCCCGTGAGCAGATTCGTGCTCCGGTAGACTCGATAGGTGGACGTGATGCCGTTTACGTTGGTGACCATCACGTTGTAGGGGGCTTGAAAATCCCCGGGGAAGCCGTCGACCGTGAAGGTCGCGGCACCGTAGCTGTCCGGATATGCGTAGTAGACGTACTCTGCAACGGGGGCGAGGATGAACGTTCTATTTTTCGTTCCCGATAGCACGCTGTTCGCAAGAGCCTCGATGTCGGCCTCGACAAGGGGTCCGGCGTTGAGGCTCACGCCCCAGTAGACATCACGCGTCCACGTGATGGTGATGTTCGAGGTCGGATTGACCGCACCCTTCAGCGCAGAAAGTTGAATCGTCCACGTCGGATCTGCACCTGCGTCGGTACCCAAACGCTGAGCATTGCTTGTTTGAGTGCCCGCCGCGAAGGGGGCAATGAACGTCCAGCCCCCGGGCGTTCCTGCGGCGGGGAGCACATCGGAGCCACTGTTCGACCCCCCAAAAGAGTTGCTGAGCGTTGCCGAATCGGGAGGCCCGTTGCCGTAGGTGGCGGCGATTGCGGTGCCGACGAGCGTGTCGCCCCGGCGGTATGTCGTCTGACCTCCGTTGGGCGCGGTTTTCGTGAAGCTCGTGATTGTGAAGCCAGGGAGGATGTCGTCTTCGGTGAGCTGGCGCAACACGAGGGCGCCCGAGGCGTCGCTCACGAAGACGCTCCCGTCCGGCCCGAGCGCGGGCGGCAGGGTGAGCGAGTAGTTTGCGGTCGCGGCGTCGGGCTCGATGGTCACCTCGCCGCTCGCGTTGATGATGCGCAGGTCCTCGACGGACCTGACTTTTCCATAGTCCCCCACCGTTCCCCCCTTAGCCGATGACGACCACGTTCCAGGTGCCGGCAATCGTGCCGCCGCCGAGAACCTGAAAGCTTGAAAGGTCTATGTCTACGGTCGACGCATCGACATCCGTGATGGAGTCTGGGTCTATTTCGACTTCATTGTTGTCGTAGACGAAGATGGCGTTGTACCGAACGCCGAGAAGGTGCACGACGGTCAGCACTCCTCCTGCGAGATCGGCGTCGACAAAAGGTTGGCGGAAGGCTTGCACGGTGCCCCCGCCACCTCCTCCGCCCGCGTTCGGTACGAAAACTAGCTGTCCCATTTTTTACTCTCCGTGGAGACGGTGGACACGAAATAGAGGTGCGGGGAGCTCGCGAGGTCATGCGGTGTCGTCAAGTGATCGGGGGACCCTGGGACAAGATCTTGCCCTGCCCGTCGATAGGATTCAGCAACGAACTGCGAGCAAAACAATCCGCGCGTGCGCTCCTCGGGTCCGCCTCGCTGCCTCCCGAGGAGCAAGGAAAGCCCTATTTTTAGGTACCCTCCAAAGCTGTAGCGCTCCCCGAGAAGATCAGCGGCATGTGAGACGACATGGCGCAGATCGACGTGCCGCTTGGCGCGAAACCACGCGATGCTCCCGAAGTCGGATGTCTTCGACACGGGGGTGAGCTGCACGCCATGCCACTCCGTTGCGTGTAAGACGAATAGACGGTTCATCCACCAAATAGCGATGCCGGCGTGCGAGTAGCGAGACCTCGTGACGAGGCGCGTCAGGCGCGCGAGAAGGGACGTCCCTTCAAATAGAAGGACATCCCCCGACATCACCCTCCCTCGCGCGTCTTGATAGTTCATGTTCGCGTGTTAGAAGGCCTAAAGACGAGCATCCAGCCGTCGACCCAGCCCGCCCCTGCAGTGACCTTCTCGACGTACAGGCGGATAGACCAAGTCTTGTGAATCCAATCGGTTCGATACACGTCGACGTCGAATAGACCAAAGCGGTTTCCCATCCCGATGTTCGTAACGAAGAAGGCTTCTTGCGGCGCGTTCAGAAGGACGCAGTTTCCGGTTGGCTCCGCGAGGGACGTCACTGCACCTGAGATGGTATCGACATTCCAATACCTTGCGGACGCAAGAGGGTGGTCGTCGGGAATAACGATTGGCGCTGCGGTTTCGAGGGTGTGGAGGCCGTCCCCTGCGGCGGGAACGTAGGCGACGAGCCCCCCTCCGAGCGCGATTTCGTTGACGTTCCCTGTGCCAGGTGTCACGCTCACAGTCGTCGCAGGGATGTTCACGGAGAGTGAGAAGCGGTCGTCACAGCTCCAAGCCCCGTCAGGCCCCCAGTTGAGCTGTCCGTCGTGCACCTCGACGCATTCGTTGAAGTTGAAGTCGACGAAGGCCGTGTCGGTATCCGTGAACTTTAGCTGAATTTTCTCTCCGAGTGCTCGGTTGGCTGCGGCCTCTCCGTCTCCTGCGCCGGTGAGCCACGTCTTCAAGCCGATGGTCGCAGGGGAGATGGTGACGATGGGCTTGTGATCGGGATCTTCGGGGCCCCTCAAGCGGACGAGTCGCGCGGGATCTTCTGGCTCGACACCTTGATGGGCCGCGACGATTGCATCGAGAAGCGTCTGTTCTGCGCCCGAGAGGTCTGCCTTGAAGACCAGGCTCACTGTCGTTCCGGAGCTCGAGGGGCCCGTGAATGCGGGGACAATCGTGCTCGCGAGGATCTCCGGATAGAGCGACGAAGAAAACTTCCCGTTTGGAAAATCGGAGAGGTCGTAGGTGTAGGTCGCCATAGATTTTCTCCTATGCAGAGATTTCTTCGATGAGGAGAGATGCGTGGTCGGTGCTAGAGCGCGTCACGGGGTTGATGGAGGCGGTGTTGGCGGAAGTAGACCACTCGACAAGCACGGTGTGCGCGCCTGCAGAAAAGGCGGTAGAGGGGAAAACCGTGAGCGCCCCTGAGCTGCTCTCCGTCGCGCGAAGAGATTGGGCTGTCGCTCGAATTGGTGTGCTGTCAATCGAGATTCGAAAGCGGATCTCGGGGTTGTTGTTCGTGTTTCTCCCTGAAAAGTCGAAATGGATGAGGAGACGACTATTTGCAGATGTTGTGATACTTTGAGATACAAACGTGACGAACGTCGTAGAGGCGGTCGATGTATCTGTCGTCTGCTCATAGAAAACTCGTTGGATCACCGAACCCGAGCGAGGTGCGTGGACATGGTCGCTTCGGGATAGAGAGATTGCGCTGCCTTCAGCGTTCGCCGAGCCGACGGCAACGGGCACCCCTGTCGAGATGTCGTGTTTGTGATCGGCGCGTGCTGCTGTTGTTCCAACACCCACGACCGCCGCGGTTTTTGTGACGTCTTCCGGGGCGGTTGACGCAAGGGGGGTGTTTGTTGCGCCTATCGCGATACCGTCAAGTTTTGACTTGTCGGAGCCGCTTATAAACCCGGCGGTGCCCGCCGCGACGACGAGCGCGTGAAGGGTTCCTCCACTTCTTGTGCCGTGTTGGGTGTCGTCAATGGCCGTCTCACCGAGAACGGACGTTCCGCTGCGGAAAACCAGCTGTCCGCTTGAGATAGCACCTATCGATAAATCCGCGCCTCCGCTCTCGCGGATAGAGGTTACGGGCGGCACCGCGGCTGCTGCTGTTTCTTGTAAGGGGGGCACAGGGTTTACGGCAAAAAGCGAGTACCCTTGCTCGAGTAGAACATCTTCGCAATCCGTTGTGCCACCTGCGGTGACGTCAATGTCTAAAAACTCCCCCGGAGAGGGGACGGAGATAGAGTTGAACGTGCCTGCTGGAAGCAGCTTTGTCAGTTGCTCCGTGGTGATCGAAGCTTGTTTTTGAAATCGAAGGACTGGCATCAGGCGCACTCCAGGGAAACCATGATGTCGTTGGGGCTTGACGCGATATCGAGCGCTTTTGTGACCTGTATGTCGAGCAAATCTCCCGCGGCGATCGCGACAGTGTTGACCAGATCGGAGCCGTCCGAGGCGGTGCTGGCGAGAGATACGGTGAGGGCGCTCGCCACATTGTTTACACGCACGGTATAGACGATGGTGTTGCCATTTCCTGCAGTAGTGTTGTGTCTAACTCGCATGTTTTGGAGCGTACCCGCGCGCGGGCTTCTCCATTGAACGGGAGTGGTGAACGCAGTGTCATTTGCGTAGGAAGGGAAAAGATAGCGTGTCGTTGTTGAGCGGGTGATAGTATTGGACCCCCACAAGAGAATCGCTGAGGGGGCGATTGAAGGAAGTCCATCGAGCTTCGCCTTGTCCGCGCCGCTCATGAAACCGGCAGCGCCCGAAGCGATAACGAGGTCGTGCAAACTCCCGCCGGCTAGATTTCCATGGGCGTGGACGTGGTCGGCTCCCGCGAAGTCAGAGGAGACGCCCGCAGCGTTCGCGGTCCCGATGGTGACCGGCGTCCCGCGTGTGATGCCGTGTAGGTGATCAGCCCGAGCAAACGAGGCCGCGACGCCCGTGACGTTGCCGCCCCCCACAAGCAGGTTCGAGGGGGCCCCTGTGGTGAGCGCGTCAGCCCCGCCGGGGAGATGGCGGGCAGCGTGGGCGGGTACGTCGACGCCATCGACAAGCCCAACGTTCGTGATGTTTTGCGCCCCCATGTCGAGGGAGCCACTCATCGCGCGCGCGCCGTCGACGAGAAGATATTGAAGGTGGTCGTCGTCCGCGAGGCCTGTGAGAGCGCCGTGGTCGCTCACCCCTCCGCCGCCGGTCGAGCCGCCCGCCGGCTCGCCGAAGGGTCTGCGGTCGAGGACCGAGACGATGCCAGCCCCCTCTTCGACAATCAATGACGCGATGGCGATTGCGCTCTGCTCGAGAAAGGAGGTTGGCAGAGCGGGAAGCTCGCCTTCCGCTGCGAGCTGAGTTGCAAATTCAGCGGTCCCGAAGAGGAGGGAGAGGCGGCCGTCGCTTGTCAGATAGAGCGTGTCCGACCGGAAATAGCCCGCGGTCATCGCGGTCAATACGCCCGCGTTGTCGTAGTCGGTTGTGTTGACGTCGGTCTGTGCGCTTAATTCGTTGACGCCGTCCGTGCCGTAGAAGGCATTGAAGATTGCGTCGGCGGCCCCTGCGTACGAGATGATTTCGAAGGAGAGATAGTACGACCCGGCGTTGACCGTGATTTTCGTAGGACCCGATCCGACTTGTCCGGCGAGGCCCGAGATCGCGATGACGCGGCGCGTCGTATAGAAGTAGTCTCGGATCTTTTTGGCAAGGCTCGAGCTCGTCCAGTTCGTATTGTGGATGTACCGAATTGCGGCGGCGCCGGTGACGACAACCCCGAGCAAGATGTCCGCGTTCGAGGGGGCCCCTGCGGTCGCGACAAGGGTGTCCGTTGTCGAGTTGTACGAGATGAAGCGCGTCACGGACGCGGGCAGGAGGATCGTCGCGCCAAGCCACGAGACTGAGTAGGTGTCGCTGTCCGAGGTGCGCTTGATGATTCCGGTGCCGGCGGCGATGTCGACATTCAGCCCGCCGCCATCCGAGAGCGTTCCGCCGTCCCACGATGCGGAGCTCGAGAACCGGAAGAACCAATCCAAGATGTCGAGCTCTGCGAACGTGGCAGGATAGACGCCCGTGAGCGCGAAGGCGTCGAAGTGGTCTGTCGCAGCGTTCAGCACCGACCCGGAGAAGGTCGTTCCGGCGACGAGCGAGAACTTTTGGTCGTCTACCGATAGATATCCGCGAAATTCGCCGACCGCGCTTAGTGATTCGAGGTTGATCGTATTGTTCGAAAACGCGCAAGCTAGAAGGGAGACAGAGGACGTCCCAACGGTACCGATGCGTACCGCTGTGGCGTTGTCGGCGAACGTGGTGGATTGCAGATCGGCGAAGGCAGAGTCGTCGACGTACACCCCCGCCTGGGTTGCGGTGTTGGCGGCGACGATGATTGAACTTGTGAGGATTTGAGCTAGCGCTCCGCTCATGACGCTGATGGTCGTCTCGATAGGATTGACGCCAGGGTAGGCGGGCAAAACCGCGGTTGGGACTGTTGCGGCCAATTGCTGCAAAAGGAGCTGTGATCCTGCGTCCGTGACGGCAAATGCGGTGCCTATTCCTGTCGCAGGGGCGACGACCGCCGTGGTGCAGCGGATCGCGACACCCATGGCTCCGCTCTCGACAATGAGGCCGTTGGAGCAAGTGCCGATGTTCACCTTAATGAGCACCCCCGGCACGCCAGGGGTCGCCATGCGGATCAGCGCTGCCGTGGGGTCGGTGACGCCGAGGATCGTCGCGCCGATGAGTGCTCCACCGGTGTGGGTGACGAAGTCGACGAGGGGGTTGGCAGCGGCGAGGATAACGATATTTTCACCCTCGCCATTAACGGAGGTGACGATAACTCCCGGTGGCAAGGTGAAAGGGGATTCGATGTACGTTCCGGGGTAGACCAAGACTTGCCACGGTGTTGCGGCGCTCGCACCCCCTAAAATCGCAGCGGCAACTGCTGTCGCAACTGAGGTATAGTCGACGTCCCCGGATAGACCGACCGTGATGGAGCGCGCGATAGACGAGGTGTTCGGCTGCATCGTGCCGCTGCCGAGCCCGTCGCTCTTGAAAATCCAACCGATGTTCGCGCCGGCGGCTCCTCCGAGAGCTGCGGAGACGTTTGCAAAGTCGGTGACGTCCGCGCCTGTTTCGATCGTGTCGAGCTTTGCACCGTCGACCGCGATGTTTCGACCATTGACGGTGCCGGGCGTCGTGGTGTTGCCCGCGTCGTCAACAATCATCACGCTGTTTTGGATGAGTTTGCCGGTGATCCCGTCGAAACGCGCGACCGCGTTGTCGGTCGCCGACGCGGGACCGACGACGTCTCCTCCGGCGCCTACGGACAACTCCGGAATGAAGAATAGCTGGCCCAAGGTGCGCCCTTTCCCCTCGTGAGCATATCAGGGTTGTGGCCGCCACCTTAGCGTATCCACGTTGCTATCCAACGGATCTTCTGGTACCCGTCGTGCGGGTGATACCGGACCGTTGTGAGCGATGTGGAGGGCTGTTCGAACCTGTCCCGGGTGTCGATCAGGCCCCCTGTCGTTGTTTTGGGTCGGGCAAGCGTCGCAAGGTCAAGCTGCCCGAGGAAAAACCTTCGACGCCTTCCGAGGACGATCTGAAGCGTGAGATACTGCCGATGTCCACGGTCACGAACCTGTGGGATCGGGGTTGAAACGAAGCTCTTGGAGAACGAACAGAAGTTCTCGATAGATGCTCGAGTCGGCGTTTATCCTGAGCCGTGCTTTCGATTCGATGTTTCGACAGGACAGCCTGTGCACACGGGCTGGCGCGTGTTGCTCATTCAACGGGCGGACATCGTTGCACGGGGAGAGGGGCTCACGCGCGAGCATGCCTTCGCGCTCGCCAAAGCCCGCTTCGAGAAGCGCTAGCCTACTCGAGGCCGTAGTTGAAGATGCCCATCGTTGAGGTCGAGCTCTGCGCGGCCGAGCTCGAGCAGCTTGCGCAAGAGGCGCGCATTGTCTTGGCGGAAGGTGCTCGTGCGCTTGACGAGGCTCGAGATGTTCGCGGTCCAAAAGGGTTTTCCCTCCCCGCTCGAGCGCATCCGGCCTCGATAGCCCGTCGCGAGGTAGGCATAGACGGGCTCGTTCTGGGCGCCCTTCCAGGTATCGATGAGCTTCAAAAACTCGGCGGTCGTCATGAGCCCCGTCTCTTCGTAGAGCTCGCGCGCGGCGGTGTCGGCGGGCGTCGCATCCTCCGGATCTTTGTACCCCCCGGGGAAGTTGATGTCGCGCGTGTTGAACCCGCGCGCGATCACCGCGTACTGCGCGGCGCGCGGGACAACGACGACGACCGACCAATGATGCGGGCGGACGTTCATCCGGCCACCCTACACCATCAGCGAGCGCGCTTCGACCGATAGCCACTGGTGCAGCGCAAGACCTTTTTCCCGAGCGCGGGCGACCACACCTTCGTCTGTTTGCGGCACACCCAGCCCTTGCGTGCCATGCCGGCGCGACGCTTGAAGGTGCGCTTTTTCTTGCGCTTCCTCTTTGGAGCGCAGTCGTCACAGCACGGCCCCTCGAGGGACTTTTTCGCCTCTCGATAGCAGTACGAAGAGGTGTACCCCTTGCGCTTGCAGGCCCCGAAGGCCGCGTAGAAAGCGTTCGCCATTCCATCACCTCCGGTTGAAGTAGCCCCACGCGACGAGGGTATCGATGACCGCGGTCGTGTACCCCGAGATGGAGCCTCCCGCGGCTTGTGCCTGCATGGGGATACCGTCGAAGAGCTTGATCGGGATGTTTTCGTCGCCGCCGAGCGCGGCCAGGTTCATGTCGAGGGAGTTGACGCCATCGTTGACGACCACATGCGGGGAGGCGAGCCCTGAGACGCGGACGAACATCGTGATCTCGTCGGTGAACCCGTTTGAAAACAGGTGGACGGGGGTGGACGGTTGAACCTCCTCGAGGTCCACTGGCGTGTAGGTGAAGGGGGTGACGAGCGTGTTGCTCGCTTGAAGGCCTCGCAGGCCTTTTGAGGGCTCGCTCTCCCCTTCGACTTCGATGTAGCCGCACATGTAGACGACCTGATCGCCGGGGGCGGCGGAGGCGGTGACCTGCACCAAGGAGTCTCCGCGAACGGGGAAGCGGTCGAGCACCTTGGGGGAGGCCTGTTCGGAGGCAAGGCGCGTGAGAAGGCCGGTGACGGCGGCGGTTTGGAGCATGATCGTGCTGGCGCCGACCTGCTCGATGATGACGTCCCCTGTCGTATCCCCGTTCGGGACGATTGCGAACAGCGTGAGGAACACAAAGCGGTCCTGCAGGGCCGCGGGCTGCGTGTTCATGTCGAAGACGATGTCGGGGGTGCCGTTCCCGGTGAGCTGAAATGGAATCCCGGTTCCAAGAGGTCGTCGCATGCTGGTCGTCCCTTCAGTGGCAGAGCCGTCGCACGGCGGCGCGCGCCTTGCGGACGACGATATCGCGCTCTCGCTTGGAGAGGGCCCCCCGATGATACGACATGCTCGCCCGGGAGAGCGCGTTGCGCGCGTGGGAGCAGTCGTGGACGGGGTAGCGCCTGCCGGCGAGGGCGAATGCGCTTGAAGGGAGTTTTTTGCGGGCCTGCGAGGTCAGGGCTTTTTCGAGCCCCGCAAGAACCGGCGGACCGAACGTTGTTTGGGTCGGCAAGCTCACACCGGATTTCAGCTTTTGAAAAGTCTGTCGCGTTTTTAGTTTTGAATAGGTTCGACCGCGAAACTCTGGATGGATATAGCGTGTGGCATGTGCGAGTGCTTTTTCACGCTGCTTGATCGCCCTCTCGGAAAGAATTTTCGCGAGTACAACGTCTCGGGAGACTAGGCGGTCGCCGAGCCCCTCCAAAACCTCGTGGGTGAGCTTCATCTTCGGGCCGCGGGGGGGCCAGATGTAGAGCCAGGACTTTTTGCCTTCTTGAAAGCCTCGTACGATGAGCCTCTCGGGGTCGGCGAGTCCGCGAGTCATGCCTGTCATGGCGGCATGATACCTCAGCGGACTCAGCCCGAGATCGTGTAGACGCCCGAGGGGTGGGCGTCATCACCCCACTCCCCTCGCTCGAGCGGTCCGAGGGTGAGCTGTTCGAACATGGCTCGGTCGTAGCCGATGTCGCCAGGCTGTAGAAATCGTCGCGCGCGGGGGCACCAATAGGACCCCCGAGCAAGTTTCGCTCGTACGTGCTGGTCCATCCCAAAGATGTAGCATGGATGGTCCTATTTGCGCTTGCACTTTTTGCTCCACTTCTCGACGAAAGTGAAGGTTTCGGGAAGATTGTAGGCGCAGGCGCCGATGCATACGGCCTCCGCGAGATCCGTTTCATTGTCCTTGATGCTTTTTAGGATGCACCTTGCATAGAGGACCGCCTGCGCTTTGGCGTCGTCCGTACGCTTTCCTCGGCGTTTCCCAAACAAACGATCACGCCATTCGTTCGGGGTTTTGCGTACGATGTACTTCACCTCGTAGCGCTCTAGCTCTGCTGCCCAGAGCCCCCAACCCTCCCCGATTCCGAGTACGGTCTTGTAGGTCCACTTCTGGTCAAACTCCACTCTCTCGGCGCCGTCGACGGTGCGACGTCGGCGGTGCCGAGGGGGGTCCCACGTCTCGGCGATGCACACGAGCGGTCTGTCTGCAGCCCGCGCGAGCTCGACCGCGGTTTTCACGACGTACTCGCGCTCGGACTGTTTTTTCACCGTGTAGGCGTTGTGCAAGACGCCTGGGCCGAGGAAGATGGCAGCGCCCGAGGATCGTTTCGCGGGGTCGAAGGCTACGACCACCGCGTTGGCTCCGGAGAAAGTCATCACACGACGGTGTCTATCGCGACGCGGTAGGTGCAGTCCACGCAGGACATGAGCGAGATACGCAAGGGGTCTTCGGGATCCTCGACGAGATAGACCCGCGCGTCCCAGAAGCTCTCGCTCAACGGAGCGAGCGCGTAGCTTTTGACCCGGGGGACATAGGACGACGGGTGGGGCTTGAGCAAGCGGAGCTCGAGTTTGGTATGGCCCTGCGCGACGTCGAAGACCCAGCGGGAGTTATTTGCGATCGGTAGACTTTGAAACTTGACGTCTTCTGAGAGCGCTTCGAGTCGGCCGAGTCGATACGTGATGATAGAAGACATATTGGTTACACGGATACTACGGTTTTATCGTTTGCGCAGATACCCTTTTTTGACTAAGTCTCGACCGCATGGTGAAAAATCTACTGCCTGCGGCGCTCCTGATCATGCTCGGCATTCTGATGTGGTGGCTCCGCGACACCTCTTCGAGGCGCCCTCCTGAAGAGGAGATTCCTTCGGGCGGATATATTGCGCCGTTCAGCGTGGACGATGTAGTGCTGCCCAAAAAAGAGGCAGTCAAAGAGTCTCCGCGACGCATCACCGTGCAACGACGTCAAGAATTGCTTCACGCGCTCGCACAGACCAAGCTTGCCGCCGCGCTCGAGGCCTCGGAAGGGCCTAAGCCCCCCGCGTCTCCCACGAAGCTGACGACCAAGCAATACATCCGCGAGCGCATGGACGAGATCAAGCCGCTCCTCGAGGAGTGCTACCAGATGGCGAAGGCGCAAGACTCGTCGCTCTCGAGTCGGATCCCGGTTGCTTTCACCATCGAAGGCGACCCCGATGTCGGGGGGCTCATCACCGAGGTCTCGCTCTTGCCGACCCTTGCGAACCCCGAGCTCACCGAGTGCATGCGCGAGACGCTCTACACGCTCGAGATAGACCCTCCTGAAGAGGAGGGTGATGTCTCGGTTGTCTATCCGTTCGACTTTGAAGGGGAGTAGTCGCGCCTCTTCGAACTGCAAAGGAAAAAAGGAAATGGACCAAGAGAAAATGAATCGGGTTGTTGCAGCGGCGCTCGCCGCGGCGAGTGTCGGGGCAGTCGCGGGGGGGGCAGACGAGGCGGACGCGCAGAGCGCCCCCCTCGTCGCGCCGGTCCTCTCGGGGATCAACTGGGGGGCGGTGAGCCCGGTCGGAGACGACTGGTTCGCCGAGTACCACCAGGACGGCTACCAGCGGGAACTCGACCAGCGAGGCTCGGCGAGCTGGGCGAACGTGTTCGTTCAGTACAAGCAGCTGGTCCGGGAGTAGCCCGCAATGCAGCCGCGGTCGCTGACGTGGGTGATCAAGACGTCCAAGCTGTGCAACCTGCGTTGCGCGTACTGCTACGAGTGGAACGAGCTCGGCGACCCGCGGCGCATGTCGATGGAGTTGTGGGAGCGGATCCTTGTCGCGATCCGTTCCCACAACGACCTCGAGGCGCGTCGATGTGGCCGCCCAACGCGCTCGTCTATCGTCTGGCACGGGGGCGAGCCGCTTCTTTTGCCGGTCGACTACATGAAGGAAGTGCGGGCTTTACAGCACAAAGTGTTTGGAAATAGAAGCTTCAATCGCGACCATTTTCCAAATAACATCCAGTCGAATCTGTACCGCATCACCGACGAACAGATTGCACTGATACACGACATGGATTTCGTGATTAGCGTGTCGTGTGACGTCGTCCCCGGGGTGCGTTTGTCGGTGAACGGGCGGGAGACCGAGCGCGACGTGATCCGCAACATCGCGCGGGTGCGCGAGGCTGGTTTCAATCCGGGCGGAATCGCTGTGCTCGCCCGCCACACCGCGCGCGAGGTCGCGCGCGTGTACGAATTCTTCGCCTCGCAGGGGATGTCGATGCGCATCCTCCCGCTGTTCGAAGGGCCGGACGAGCGGCCCTCCGAGCGCTTCGCCCTCTCGAGCGACGAGCTCGTGCAGGCCCTCGAGGTGCTGTTCCGGCACTGGATCGTCGACCTGCGGGTGCCCGTCGTCCCCCTGACGGAGTACTTTGAGGTCGCCCTTCGCAACATCGCAGGCCTGCGGATCCCCCGCTACGACCGGCGCGTCGGTGGCGACCGGGTGTTTGTCGTCAACACGAACGGTGACCTCTACCTCGTCCAGCACGCCTACACGGAGTCCAAGAAACTTGGAAATCTGCTCGAGCAGACCTACGAGGAGATCATCGCGTCGCCGCGCTACCGGGAGAGCCTCGAGGAAGAGGTCGTTGAGCAAAACACGCGGTGCACGAGCTGTGACTTCAAGCACGCGTGCACGGGGTGGCCTCTATTTGCAACACGCTACCCGCGTGAAGACCTTTCAAAACCGTGTCCTATCGCGTCTCGGTGCATGGCCTTCATGCGCGACTACCTGGACGAGGCGGGATATAGCCGCACTCGGCTCGCCGAGGTAGAAAAGATGTATGCCCCCCTCTGAGCGGATTCGACGCATCGCGGAGCGTTTTGCTTTCACGCCGACGAACGCCACGTGCATCGTCAAAGACGGGGCGGATTGGTGGCTTCTCGGCTGCGTCGAGGGGGATCAAAAACTACCCGGAGTGAAGGGCGTGTGGGGCCTCGGGGATGTGCTTGACATCGTCGAGGCGTGGCTTCGAACGCAGGAGCGGAGGAAGGGTTAGCGCTGGCCTTCACGGGCGCGACGGATAAGGAGTCACCCTATGCCCGGAAATACGTTCTAGGTCCAAGGGGCCAGCGCATGGTCGTGTGAGCCATCGCGCGTTTTTCTGGGGGGATCTGTATGGGTCGTGCGTTTTTTACGAACGCATAAGGGTCTTGCCTGGTCGGATCCCGGCGCTCGAAATCCACCCGTCGACTCCCGGTAGGTCGTTCTTACAGAACGTCGGCCACGTTTCATCCCAAAATTCTGCTTGAGGGGGAAGACCTAAGCGCTTGTTGAGGAGGGGGTAGCTTTTCGTAGACATGTTCCACAACTTGGGGGTTCCGGTGAGTCGGACAGCGAGAAGCTTTTTTTGCGGTTGCAATTCTCGCTTTTTTGAAGCCTTTTCCGAGTTTAGATATGCGGCCAGCGGCGAGCCAAGGATCGCTCGACAGGATGGCACAAGGTTTTACATCTTTCTGGAATAGATTGTCCGTCCCGGAGTAGAACGTCTTCCCGATGAAAAAATCGAGGTATCTCCGGGGCGTACGTAACGAGTGCGTGGCGCGCGAAGGGCTTGTGGACGTCGTCGTCGTAGAAACAAGGGCAAGAAGTTCAGCTCCCGAACGGCAAAAACGATGCACCTTCGCTTTCCGCGATGAGCTCGCGGAATTCTTCGGGGGTGACGTTCTTCGTGATGCTCGTCGAGCCGTAGACCGTCCCTTTCCCGAAGTCGCGCTCGTAGGGGTAGCGAGCGACGAGGCCTCCGGGCTGTGCGTAGACGACGGGCATCCACTTCGAGGAGTCTCGCTTTTCGCAGCTCGAGCCGAACCCTGCGCAGACATACGCCCGCCGGCCCTCGTGGTTGGCGAGGTACTGCGCGCTTTGGACCGCCTCGACGTAGCGCTGGGGTGGAGCTGCGATCACGTTGGTGCCGTCGGGTCCCGTCGCGTTCGCGTTTGCCGAATAGACGCAGTTCGACGGCGGAAAGGCCTTGCGGGAGACGATGTAGTTCGGCTGTCCTGCGAGGAACTGTTCACCCTTCGGACCGTAGATGAAAACGCCCTCGGGTCTGGCCTCGGCGATCGGCGTCGCCTCCGGGTAGCCCTCGAGCGCGCCCGAGCTAAAGATGGCCTGCCCTCGAGGAAGGCCGGCCGTTCGGCGTTTGCCGCAGGGGTAGCACGGCACTCGAGCCCCCCAGCGCATCAAGCGAAAGGGCCGGCCTTCATAGCCGCACATTGTTTTGCACTCGCGAAGGGCGTCGTCGAGCCGGGCGAAGGTCGACAAAAACTGCGGGGCGCCGTAGGACGGCATGACGACCTGATAGGGACGTTGATCGCCGACGCGACCGTAGTCGTAGGGCGTGAATTGTGCCTGCTGAGCATCCACGCGAGCACTGATGTTGGTGAGCGGCTCGACTTCCATGGGGTTTTCTCCCTTTGTCGAGCCCCAGGATACCCTAGTCTTCGCCGGCCGCGCGTGCGACCGGATCGGTCGCTTTGGCGAAAAAGCGCCGGCTTTGCATGCCGCGCACGACATCAGCGAACGAGCGAAAGCTCGACTTGCGCTCTCCGCTTGCGCAGCGCGCGTGCAGCTTCATGATCGCTGAGCCCATGCGCACTTCGGCGCTGCGGTATTTTGAATCCGCGTCGTCGAAGGGTTCACCGCAACATTGGCAGACGTGCACGGCGAGTCCGTCAACATGTCGCACTGCGACCGCGACGAGGCTGGGGCCCCACGATCCTATCGACTTCTCCGAATAGATGAGGTCGATGTCGTCCATGAACACCGCCTGCTGTGCGCGTTGTTCGTCCCCATCCCGAATGAAGAAGTCCATGCTCGCTCCCGATACGCCGGAAGCGTACAGGAAGGTTTTTTGGCTAACAAGTGGGGACCATGGTTGACACGTTTCTTCAACCACGCTTTAGTCCGGTGCAGTGCGGCTCGCGCGTCTTTACGTTTTCGCGCGGGGAGGGGTGTGCGTGGCTGACGTTGACGTCTCTCCAGAGGCCTATAGAAAACACCTGCTCAAGGTGAAGTCGACCGCGACCGCGGAGAAATATGTACCGGCGGTCGAGATTTTCTTGAATGTCGTAAGACAAAATGGGTACACCAATTTTGAGGAACTTCCTCGCGGGCTTTTGAGTCAGTATGTCGACGCTTTGGTCGAGCAAGACTACGCCCCGTCATCGATCGGCGTCTACATAGCGGGTATCAAAGGCTACCTAAAATGGGTGGCAAATCAAGGGGTCAAAGTTGCACCGCTCAGTGACCCCGAGACCCCTCGGGTGATCGCAAGCAATACGCGAGAAGCGCTCGCGCCGAATTTACTGGGGGCATTTTTTCATGCAGCGGATCGGTTGCTAGAACCGGGTCGATCCGCCGTGATGCTGCTTCCGTGCACCGGTCTTCGAGCCCAGGAGATGATGTCGCTTCCACTCAGTTCTATTCGAACCGTGGAGCTCACATTAGAGGACGGTGTACGCAAACGTGCGGTCGCCCTTCGCGTTGAAGGCAAGGGCGGGCGCATTCGAACGGTACCCCTTTTGGATGAAGGGGTGCCGATTTTGACCGGGTATCTCACAGGCTATCGTCGAAACCTGCCAGGCCCGTGGGTTTTTCCCGGAAAACTCAGCAAGCGCAATCGAAAAGGCCAACTGCCGATTGGCCGCCGGACACTCGACATCGCGATCAACGAGGTGCGAGAAGCGCTCGGCATTCATTTCACGCCGCACACGATGCGTCGAACTTACATCACGGGGCTCTATCGGCGAGGCGTTCCTCTCGCGACGCTCGCCAAAATCGCTGGACACGCGAGCATTCAAACACTTTTCAGACACTACATTGCGATCGACGAGCAAGATGTGACGCGAGACGTGCATCGAGCGGGCGCGACGATTATTTAGGGGAGGGCTCATGCCGAGAGTACGAAAACAAGAAAATCCTGTAGGCGTTGAAGACGCGCTTCGTGCGCTGGGGGTCGACGAGGATTTGCCTCCTGACGCGGCGGCGCTCGACCACGCCGCGCGGATATCCGTCCCGATTGGCGGTCCCGGAGACGAGGACGACGAGGATGATTCGGACGACGACGATTTCGACGACGACGACGAAGGGGAAGAGGAAGACCGGGCCGCGTCTCCCGCCCCGAAGAGGTCTCCGCTGCCGGATGTCGTCCCCATCAAGTCCAAAACTCCGTCGAGGGTTGCCGCGGCGATGGCGGGTTCGCCTACCTCGAGGGGGCCTCGTTCAACGAAGTTTCCCGCGGTCGCGCCGGAGCCCGCCGCGAGAGGTCCTCGTGCAGCGAAGCCTATGGCACCCGAGGCCGAGCTCGAGCCCGAGCCTCTGCCTTTCATCGCCCCTCCCCCGCCGCCCGCCATGCGGCCGAAGGCGAAGCAGAAGGGGCCCGGCCTATCTCGGCTCGGCGCAACGCTTGCGTCCAAGGTGCCCGGCGCCGAGCAGCTCAAGGTCTATCTGCGCAAAGACACGGGGCAGCTCGGGTTCATCGGGACCTATCAGGCGAACGATCTTCGACGGTGCACCGACATTGAGGAGTTTGCCTTTCGGTACCTCAAGCCGAAGTACGGTGCGGGCGAGTACGTGATCCACGGTATCGATGCGCACGGGCGCGAGCTTGATGTCGGTTCGGTCCATTTGCTCGATCCGCCGGCGATGAGCGAAGCGCAAGGGGCGCTTGGGTTGGTGCAACAGATGATTTCGAAACAAGAAAAGTGGCTCGAGGATCGCGAGCGATCTTTGAAGCCGTCGTCATCGAGTGGATTGGAGGCCGTCACGATGCTGAGAGAAGTCATGAATGTCGCGGAAATGGCCTCCAAAGACGCCAAAGAGGAGAAGGCCAAGGTGGCAGCAGAGGCGGCGAGCTCGTCGAACGCCATGATGCAGATGTTCATGGCGATGCAGCAGCAGAACCAGCAAATGCAATTGCAGATGCAACAGCAAACCATGCAGTTGATCTCGGCGATGGCTCAGCCACGTGAGGACCCGCTGATGAAGATGCTCCTCGCGAAGCTCGTCGAGGAGAAGTCGAGCTCAGGCGGCCTTCCGCCTCCCCCGCCCCCGCCCCCGCCGGCAGATCCAGTCGATGGACTCGCGAAGCTCCTCGCTGCGATCGTCCCCCTCATGCAGCCCGGCGGAGGGGGCGGAGGGGACGACGAGTACAAGAGCATGCTCAAGGAAATGGTCGCCGCGCGAGAGAATGAGCGCATGACGCCCAAGGACATCTTGCAGATGATGCAAGAAATGCGGCAGGAGCGCGGCACCGACGACTTCAAAAAGTCCGCCGACAACCTCGCGATGATGCTCAGCCTAACGAACCAGCTCCGCCAAAGCACCGAAGGGGGTGCTGCAGCGGGATTCTGGGATGCGCTCGGAGCTCTCTTCGGGAACCGGGATTTTGCGGGCTCGATCGCGCAGTCTATCCGCGCGAAGGCCTCGACCGAGCAGCAGACGCAGCTCACTCAACAACAGCAGGCCCAAATGCTGCAGCGACAGGCGCTCGTGCTCGCACAACAGCAAGAGGCGCAGCGTCGGGTGCTCGAGGCTCGCGCGCAGCAAGCTTTGAAGGAGTCGACGACACCCCCCGCGGCGACAGTCCCTCCGGCGACTCCCGTCCCGATCCCGGCGCCGGCACCTTCTCCCACTCCGCTCCCCGCGGCGCGAGAGAATGTCGTCCCGATTCGCAAGCCGGTTGAAGAGGCGAAAACCCCACCGACCCCGATTCCGGGACCCTCGAAGCCAACGATTCAATTGCCTCCGCTCCCTGCGAACGCAATCGACCACCTCAACCAAATCATCCTCGCGCCCGATGAAGCCGGGATGATTGAACACCTGATCAAGCTCGTCATGTACCTGTCCGAATTCCCGGACTGGAAGCCGTTCACGACCGAGGTGTTGAAAGCTGCGCAGGCCGGAAATAAGCGCGAGACGTTGCAATTTTTGGCTACGGCCTTCGAGGGCTTGATGGCGATGGGGCTGATCGATAGACCGCTCGCTCAAAAAGTTCTGCTCGCCGTCAACAAGCATTTCGCCGACATCCACAAAAACATGGGTCTCGACGGTAGCGAGGACGAAGCGGCGGAAGAGCCCGGCGAGTTCGACTTTCTCGACGAGGACGATGACGACGAAGACTGAAGGTGTCGCTTGAGCCGCTCGTATCGCGGGCGCTAAGCTCGTTCGCATGGCGTCGCTCGGACAAGTTGTGCTCGGACTCGCATCGATCGCCTATGGAGCACACCACTTTCGAAAAGGTCTTCAAACGCTAAAAGGCGAGCCAAGAGGCCTTGCGAAAGCACCTTTTCACGATTCCGGACGGGTGCAGACCGCGAATGGCGATATGCGCATCCGTTCGTATCACATTCGCAACCTCGATGAGCGGATCAAGCATTTGCGAGATCGGGTAGACGAGGGCAAGCGCGACCCGCGCATCTATGCGTTCGCTCGCCAGGCGGTGACGCAGCGCTGCGGCGACGACTGGTGCATCGCCGAAAAAGACAGCGAACGGGAAGCGCGCGCAATCTTCGACGCGATCCGGCGTCGTGTGCGATACACTTCCGACATCCACGGGGTGGACACGTACCAGAGTCCCTATAAGACCTTGGCACTTCAGAGCGGAGATTGTGACGACGCCTCAACTCTCGTTTGTGCCTCTCTGCTTTCAATCGGAATACCGTGTCGATTCAAAGTCATTCGCACCAAAGGCGGTTCTGATTGGAACCACATCTACGCGCAGGCGGGTTTTCCTCGAGCAAAGCCTCAAAAATGGATCTCGATGGACGCGTCTGTGCCGGTTCCGTTTGGATGGGAGGCGCCTCCAAGAATGGTGGCGGACTCTCGTGTTTTCCCGGTGAGATAGTCGACCCGGGGGTGAACCTCGTGGCCCGTCATGAGGCCTACGAGAGGAGGATCTCATGGACGATATGATGGGTTTGGAATACGGGGGTCTCGGCGCATGGCTCGACACCGAGGTGCTCGTCCCCACGGCGATGGACACGCTGATCATGGGTGCGGGCGGGGCGGCGGCCGGCATCGGGCTCAGCATGGCGCTCGAGGCCGTGCAGTCGAAGGTCGACTTCCTGAAGCGCGACTCCGAGATGGGTCAGCGCATCCAGACCGCCGGCATCCAGCTCGTCGTGGGCTCACTCGCCGCGATGTACAGCATGCAGGCGGGCAGCCCCAACATGGAGAAGGTCGCCATGGGCGCCGCGGTCAGCCTCGGCACGCTCGCGGCCATCAACCTTTGGAACGCCATCATCGCGAAGGACAAGCCCATCTCCCTGAGCGCGCTGCCCGAGGACATGGAGCTCAGCGGCGACATGGACTACTCGAACAGCATGGAGGCCCTCGCCGCGCTCGAGGCCACCAACGTGTCGGCCGCACCCGGCGCGTTCCAGGGATTTGGCGATCCCACCGTCACGCCCGAAGCCCTCATGGGCTTCTACGGCACCGTCACACAGGAAGAGACCTTGGGGGCGTACGCTCCGTACCTCAGCTGAGGTCGGCGCTGAAAAACCCAGTGCACTGAGGGAATGGAGGAGAGCATAAATGGCACTGCAACCAGTTGAGGGACAGCCCGGCCTTTTTCGCGACACGGACACCGGGCAGGTCGTGAACATCCGCGACTTTCGTGAAAGCGACAAGTACGACACGATCGTGATTCCGGCCGCGACGGCGATCGCTGCCGGCACCGAGTTTCAGTTCTTCGCGGATCTGAACCTCAAGAACACGACCGATACGAACCTGAAGACCGCACGCAAGCTGTCCGCGGGCGAGAGCATGGTGCTCGATCGCATCGGCCTGTATTTCAGGCTCGCGACCGGCAACACGCTGACGTTTCCGCGTGACTTGAAGAAGGTCTTCGAGAACTCGTACTACCGTCTGCGCATCAATGAAATCCTACAAGATGAAGGGCCGGCGGTGAAATTCCCCTCCGGCTACGGCATCTACGGGCAGACGAACGAAAACGACCAGGGCATCGTGTCGATTGGCGTTCCCGCGACGGCTTCCGCAGCCCGTCTCGTGAAAAAGCAGATGCTCAACCAAAACCACGAGCTCGAGGGCGTCTTGCGCTTCGATGCCCGTAACTGGGCGGTGGCTCCGGGTGCCGGTTCGGCCCTTGGCCCCATTCAACCCCCGTTCGTGATGGCCCCGACGCTCGACGCGCCGGTGTTCGTCACCAACTACCTGCATGGCTTGATCCGCGCCGCGGTCACCAAGTGATGCAGGGTGGGACCGAGGGCGGAGGTTCGCTTCTTCTTTCCTCCGCCCTCGGGCCCTCCGTTTCGTAGTCGTCTCGTTTTGAAAAAAGGACCTTTCGCGTACAAGGCGGTTCGCAATGAGCAGAGGAAATCTGGGCGCTTTCGCGCAAGAACTGGTGACGAACGTGCCGTCGGATCCGCTCGCGCAGCTGCAAGCGCAGGTCAAAGCTCTCGTTGAAAGGGAGCGGGCGCGTGACAAGGGTCGGCTCGTTCCGCCCGGCGCGCTGGTCGAGTACTACAGTGACCTCTCGAGCGGTGTGCTCGCCCCCGAGAACATGCGCATCGATGACATCCACTTCCGGGTGCAGATCGATCCCGCAGGCAACATCACCTTCAGCACGCAGCCCGTGCAGGTGATCAGCATGTACAACTTTTCATTTCGTCGGCTGATGGCCTACGCGATGAACCCGCAATTCACCGGCGCCGCTCCCGCGCTCGTGTCTTTCAACATCTCGGACGCGGGCCGAGACTTCTCGGTTTTCAAAACGCCGATCAACCTTCAATCGCTCCTCGCGAATGGAGGTGCCGGTAATGTCGCCGAATTCGACGGCATCTACACGACCGTCCCCGGGACGCAGCTCGTGGTGTCGTGGTTCGTCGATACGGCGCGCTGGCCCGCGCTCGTCGGCTCCGCGCAGGAGTTTGGCATCCAGATCGTGGGTGATCTGACTGCGTGTCGGCCGGGCCGGTGAGTGAATGAACCTCGAGAACGCCATCCTGAGTTTTCTCGACCCGGGGAGGGGAAACCTCAACATCCGGGCCTACATCGCGTCCGTCGTCGGACCGCGCAGGGTGGCACACGGTCAAAAAATCAAGCTCGACCTCGTGACGCAAATGCCGACGAAGATCCTCGGCAACACGGGCGTGCAGGCAAACCAGGGCGTCTGTGCCTACGTCGCGGTCGCGCTCCTCGCGAGTGATGCGGCGACGCGCGAGGCGATGTTCTCGTCGGGCGAAATGGTCGGGGCCAACACGGCGATTCCTTCGGTCATGGTCAACACGATGGGTCCGGGGGCGGGCAACAGCTTCTCCGCCGTCCTTTTGCCGGGAGATACGCTCTACGCGCAGGCGATCGGCGCGAACTTCTCCGTGATCACCTCTGCCGTGTGGTTTTGACCGATGGACTTTTTGAGCGAACAGCTGGCTGAGTATCTCGGGGTTCTCCACGAAAATGGAGAGCTCGGTGCAACGCCGTCCGCGACGACGCCAACGACCTGGTTTTCGCTCGCGAAAGCCCTTCAGGCAAAGAGCACGAAGAAAGACCTGAAGCTGCCCGATGCGTCAGGCAATCAGGTTATCGCGCTCGGCACGCCGCGCACGGTCGGCGGAAAGTCTTTGTTGCCGGGCGATCAGTTTTTCTTCGAGCCCGTCACGAAAAAGCTGCTCGCCACCAAAACGCTGAGGCAACTCCAGGCGGAGTCGGCGCGAAGCGCGCCCGCGGCGGTGACGGTGCCCGCCGCGTCGAAGTACGGTCCGCCTCCGCCTCTGCCGGTTGCATCGAAATACGGGCCGCCCCCGCCTCTGCCGGTCGCACCGACATCCGCACCGGGGCCTGGGGGCATTGTCGAGAAGACGGGCGCCCTGGCGCAAATTGCCCGCGCGTTCGGGATCGACATCCCGGTCGCGACGCCCTACGGACCGGACCTGCGGGACGTGTGGTTGTACCTGGGGCGCGTGTTTCGCGTCTCGGGAACCACGCATCCGGTGGTGGGGGATGTGTGGAAGGTGTACGTCGACCCCGAAGCTCTCGCAAGCCTGCGTGTGCGCGCTCGCAGCGCAAAGCCCACGCCGATGACCCTCGCTGACGTGCGGCGAAAGCTTGCGGGCACCCCGACGAAGCCTTCTATGTCGCCGGCCGGGCAAAAGCCCACGTCGACCGCGCTCGCACGCGTGAACATTGGCCAGGCGCAGGAGGTCCTCGTCACGCTCGGCGCCAAGATCGCGGCTGATGGTCTATTCGGCCCGAAGACCGCGAGCGCGTGGAAGGCAGCGGCGCAGAAGCGCAAGCTCAACCCCGTTTTCAATCGCGCAGCACCGAACGAGGCGTTCGTCGATCCTGCCACGTTCCAAGCGCTCACTGCGGCTGCAGCCGCGGTCCGGACAGGGGTTGCACCTAAACCTCCAACGCCGTCGACAAAAACGAAGGCGAAGCCGACCGATCCCAGTCGCAGTGGGCTCACCAAAATCAACGTCGGCCAAGCGCAGGATGTGCTCATCCGGCTCGGCGTCGCGATCAAGCGCGACGGTGACTTCGGCCCGAAGACCGCGGCGGCGTGGAGGCAGGCCGCAGTACGTCGAAAGCTCGATGGCGTGTTCGACCGCGCAGGCCCCATCGAGGCGTGGGTCGACCCAAAGACCTTCACAGAGCTCTCGGGGCAAGCGGGCGACCAAAAGGCCGAGCCGAAGGGCATCCCGGTCAGTGCGAAGGCGGAAAAGAAGCCCGCGCCGGGAGGGGTGAAGCCTTCTACAGTGAAGCTCGAGCCGATCTCTCAGAACGAGCTCGGGGTCGTGCTTCGCGGGTTTCGGGTACAGCCGAAGAACGAGAAGGAGCTCCAGGACGCGTGGGCTGCGCTCGCCAAGGCGCGAAAGCTCAACGGCACCTCGCAGATCTCGAAGCAGTACGGCCTCGAGGTCGTTCCGCAGACGAAGACCGCGCTCGTCAAAGAGGGGGCGCTACGCCTCAGTGTGCAGGAGATCGTCGCGCTCTCCACGTCGAGCGTGACGGCCCTCGAAGTGAAGCAGGCCCTCCGTTTCGCAAATCAGGTCGACGCCTACAAAGGCCAGTTCCCGAAGGTCTCCTCGGGACACGAATGGGACGCAACGACCGAGACGATGTTCTTGCGCTTTGCAAACATTCCCGCGAAAGCCCTCCCGGTGTGGGAGCGCGCGTTCAAAAATCACCTGGTCTCGAAGGACAAAAAGACCCTCAAGCTTCCCGAGCAATACGCAAGCGCGGTGAAGGCGGCTGCCAGTAATTTCAAGACGGTCAAGAAGGCTGTCGAGAAAAAAGAGGCCGACGCAAAGAGGGTCCAAGAAGTTGAAAAGAAGGTCGACGACTACCTCGCGAGCCGCGTCGCAGCAGCGACCGTGCAGGTGCCCGTCTCGACGCTTCAACAGGCTCTCAGCGAGGTTCGCGAACGGCAGAAGGAAGGCGTCATTCCGGGGCCGATGCTGCCCGGAATCAAGCTCACTGGTCGCTGGGACGAAAACACGAGCAAGGCGCTCTACGAGACGTTCAGCGACAAGTTGTGGGGCCGGCCGAATATCCCTGCCGGTAAATGGAAGGCGCTCACGAACCGCTTGCTCTCGGTGAAAAAGTCATCGAAGGCGTTGAATGGTCTATACGGCGTGTTCGGCGACCTCGCCGAGACGCCGAAGGGCGCGAACTACATCCGGCTCACCCCTGAGGTGGCGCAGACAGTTCAAAGCCTGTCCAAGAACTTCCTCGCGCGAGGCAAAAAGGGGCCGTTGCGTGAGTCGGATGAGGAGCCGCTTCCAAAGAAAAAGAAGACGGTAGCGATCACGGATCCGGCCTACGTCACAGGGCGGGTCGACAAGCCCGATGCGTTTCTCACGCAGCCTGTCTTCCCCTCGCAGCAGCCCATCCAGCAGCCCGTCCAACCGTCCGTCATCCAACCGTCCGTCATTCAGACCGACGAGGGGCCTGTCGACATCCCCGCGGGCCCTGCGCCCATCGTTCCGCTCCCGGAACCTCAGCCGATGCCGGCGCCGCCACCGATCCCTGGGCCGATGCCCTTCGAGCCCTCGCCGGAGCCCGAGCAGCCGAGCGCACCGCCGCCGGCTCCGGAGCCCTCCGCACCGGAGCCACCGCCTGCAAAAGGTGGCGGAAACTGGGGCCTTGCGCTTCTCGCCGCTGCAGGGGCGGCGTTCCTTCTTTTCAAAGGCGAAAAGGAGCACCGCGCTGAAAAAGGCCGGTCTTCATCGATGGTACCATAAGCCGTTGGAGGCGTTTTCATGACCTTGGCAGAGCAAATCGCCGTCCTCGACGGCTTCGAAATGAGCCCCGCAGACGGGCGTATCGGGCAGGTGCGCGCGAGCGTTACGCAGTACGCGACGGCGGTCATGCCTGGCGTTCTATCGCGCAAGAACGTCATCGATCCGTCCGAGGGGGCGAACTACTCCGGCGGCTCGAGCTACGCACCGGGTCTTCCGCTCATGCCGAGCTCGGTGGGTCTTGCGGGCGTCGCCTCAGGAGTACTTCCGCCCCGTCGACACGTCATCGACCCCTCGGGCGGCGCCAACTACACAGGGGGCTCGAGCTACGCGCCGGGCATGCCGCTTCTGCCCTCGAGCTCAGGACTCGCGCAGGCGGATGGCTACGGCCGCGCAGGCCTCGGGCAGAGCGGCTACGGCGCGGCAGGCCTCGGCAACTCGTTCGGGAGCTACGTCGACCAGGACCTCGCCGGCGCGTTCAACGGTCTCGAGGCCCTGCGCGCGCTCGATCCGAGCGATGGTCGCATTGGGCAAGTGCGCGCGTCCGCCACGCAATACGCGAAGGCGGTCATGCCTGGCGTTCTATCGCGCAAGAACGTCATCGATCCGTCCGAGGGGGCGAACTACTCCGGCGGCTCGAGCTACGCACCGGGTCTTCCGCTCATGCCGAGCTCGGTGGGTCTTGCGGGGCTTGACGCGATCAAGGACGACGCGTTTTTGGGCCGGCTCGCGCCCAACCTTCGACCGGCGTTTCGAAAGACAGCCAGCAAGGCCTCTCTCGCTGCGAAGTTGAAGGCCGCGGTCGCTGCGTCCAACAAGGCGCGTACGGCGTCCACTCCAAACGCGCGCGTCGCCGCGATGAAAAACGCGCAGGTCTTGGCCTCGCAGATCGCGCGCATCCGACGCACGCGTCGGAACATTCTTTCTTCGGCGACCGTGAACGGGGTGCCCGTCTATGCGACGCGCCCCTACTCGCCGTCTGGTCTATGGAAGTGAGGCGTCATGTTTGCAGCGGGCAGAGGGGAGCCGAGAGCTGACCTGGCAGACCGTCTGTCCGAGGTGCAGGACGGCTTCCTCGATCAGAGCGCACTCGAGGCGCAGTTTTGTGACGAGCCCACGTTCCACGTGACCTCGGGCGGCACGGAGGGGCCTGTGCTCTCCGCGCTCGCGGCACTCGGCAACTATGAGGAAGGCCTCACCACCTTCGACACCATCGCAGAGGCCTGTGCGTTCGAGGATCACCTGCTCAATCCCCTGCAGGCAGCGAGCGACGCCGCAGCGGGCACGCCGTGGCCGACTCCCTACAAGGACCCTGTTTTCACGGACAGCGGCATCGAGATCCCCTCGGCGGATCTCGGCACGCTCGGCGTGCACGAGTGGGAGCTGCAGGCTAGGCTCACGCGCAACCTGACGTCGCTGTCGGGCTTGTCGAGCGGGGGCGCCGACGACGAGCTCGACCTCAGCGTGGCAGGCGGCGCGCTCGAGGGACTTGGTGCCCTTGCAGAAAGCCAGCCTTCGAATCCGAAGGTGAAAGCCTACCGCAAGGTGGTCGCCTCGGCCGCGCTCGCGGGGACGCCGCAGGCGGGCAAGACCGCGCAGGAGCTCATCAAGAAGAGCATGCAGATCGCGTCCCTCGCGGACGACCGCATGAAAGCCGCGGCGGAGGCGCGTGCGGGGTACCGCCGCACGCTCAAGGAGATCGATACGCTCGACCAGCGCGCGCAAATGCTCGCGCGCCAGCTCGTCGACGCGACGGGTCAGCCGCGAAAAGACCTCACGCTCATGGACATCGAGCGTTTGAAAAAGCTCCGCGCGCGGTCTATCGCGCTCGGTCGACGCGCGGTGCGCTACCAGAAGATCAACGCGCTCGCGACGCCCCTCGCCCAGAACGGCGTGGCGCAGGCGGCGCTTCTGCAGATGACCGCGAGCACCGTGCTCACGGGCGACGTCGGAGCGACGGCGGCCCTTGGGTCGATGTACCACGCGATCGGCAAAAAGAGCGAACAGATCCGGGGCATTCGCGCCAAGCAGCTCGCCAAGTGGGAGCAAAAAGAAGGCCTCGAAGGCTTCGCCGCCACGATCTCCTTTCACGACCCCTACGAGGCGGAGCTCAACGCCATCGAGCGCGCAGACCTCGCGCTTTTTGCAGGACTCGAGTGGAGCTTTCGAAAGGCGTTTCGAAAGGTCAAAAAGGGCTTCAAGAAAGTCGGCAAGGGGATCAAGTCGGTCGCCAAGACGACGGCGAGTGTCGTCAAAGAGGTCGGCAAGACGACCGGCAAGCTCGTGAAGGCCGTGGCCTACACGCCCATCGAGGCGACGGTGAAGGCGGCCAAGCGCGCTGCGAAGGGCGATATCAAAGGCGCCTTCAAGGCGATCGGCAACTCGGTCCGCTCGCAGGCAAAGGACATCGCGAACGTCGCGGGGAAGTTTTTGCTCGACTACCCCTGCCAAATTTCAAACTCGAAGCTCGGCAAGGCGGCGATTGGCGCGGCAGCGCAGGCCGTCGGGACGGCAGTGGGTGGAACGGTGGGCGGGTCGGTCGGCTCCGAGGCCGCGCGGCAGGCGACGACCATCAACAAGAGCGTGTGCGGAGGCTTCAAAAACCTCGGGCTCACCAAAGGCACGTTTCGACCCGGGCGGGTGAAGTCGACCTTCAAGAGTGTGGGCAAGACGCTCTATAAGACGACCTTCTCCCCGAAGGCGCTTCTCGGCGCCGTGTCGCGCATCGGTCAGGGTGCGCTCACGGGCGGCGTGAACATTCCGGGCGTGAGCCAGGTGCTCCCGGTCGACTCGAGCAAGTTGCTCGACCAGTTCGGCGGCAAGGCCTTGAAGCAGCTCGGCGTAGGGCAGCTCGCAGGGCGCGCGCAGGTCCTTCAGCGCATCGCCCCACGCGTCACGACCGCCGCGGGGAAGTTCGTCACGAAGCAGGCGAAAAAGCAGGTGAAGAAGGCCGTTCGGTCCGCCGTTCGTGAGGTCGTTCCGTCTGAGGTGCGCAAGGCAGCGAGCATCGTTCCGCAGGCGCGCGGCTTCATTCAAAGGCCTGCGAGCATCGTTCCGCGGGTTGCACAGGCGCGCGGGTTTTTCATCCCGCAGATTCAACGCCCCGTCCAGCGGCGCTATCCTTCTGTCCAGTCCTATGTCGGGCGGATAGGAGATTTTCTCTGATGGCGAGCTCTATGACGGTCCCCGTAGACCAATTCCACGGGACGTTGAAGCAGTACCATGCGGTGATGCACCGCGATGTTTCCACGGACAAAGGTCACATCTACTACTCGAGGCCGATTCAAAAGTGGATCTTGGCGCAGCGCAAAGGGGACAAAGTTCGGCTCACGTTTCACGACGAGTGCCCCTGTAGCCAGCTCTGAAAGGAAGGTCTTGCCGTGCTGAGGGACTTGAACGCAACGCGGTGGACCTCCACGGCAACGACTCCCGCGGGGCGCGCGCCGTTCGGCGGCCGAAGTCTCGGCGGGCCCATCGGCCTTCGCCCTGCGACGGTCGCCGCCATGCAGCGCCGGGCGGGATTGCCCGCGCACGTGTGGCAGCAGACGCTCCTCGAGGGCGGGTGCGGGCGTGGCTGTGGGTGCACGGCGTGCGCGCAGGGAGGGCTCGGCTCCATCTCACCCACCCTCGTCCGCAACGCGAAGCCCGGCGAGACGCCCGAGCTCACTGTGCGCAACTACGTGACGAGCGCAGGGCCGTGGGACCCAGGGCGCATGATCTCCGCGCTCTCGGGCGCGCTGAGCGCACAGGGGGTGCGCACGGTGCAATCAAAGGTGGCGGTCTACTCCTTGATTTGGTCATGGGTCTTCGATGCGCCGCGCAAGGTCTATCAGGCCCAGGTCGTCAACGACACGCCCTTCAAGCGCGCGATGGACGGGATAGGGCCCCTTCTCTCAGGGGGCGCCCCCTCTGCGCAGGACTCCGCGAACCTGCCTTCAACGGGCACCGTAATCTCCTTTGATCGGATGCAGATACCCGCAAACCTCGACCTCAACATTTTGCTCGGCGAGCTCCGTACGGCAAAGACCTCCGCAGCGCGCGGGAGCAACGCGACGAATGGCGGGCAGCTCGAGCTCCTGCTCTCCTCGAAGCCGAAGCCGTCTGTGGGGTGGCTCGCAGGGCTCGTGATTCTTGGCCTATACGCGCTGGATGCATCATGACCGAAATCCTTCTGACTGCGGTGTGGGTGGGCCTCTCGAGCGCGACGCTGACGTGCATCCTGCGCTTTGCGCCGGTCATTCATCGGTGGGTCCTCGCAGGGAAGAAGCCTTGGGTCTGCGACGTGTGCATGACGCTGTGGACGGTAGCGTTGATCACCACGGGCCTCTACTACGCGGGGTTCAAGGCGGCCCTCGCCGCGAGCGCGCCGGGCTACGCCATCGGCAAGTGGATGCTGATGCGTCTGACGGATCCGCAAGGGCCTCCGCCCGTCATCCCCCCGGACCTCGACGAGGACGAGGGGAGCGACGACCGCCCGACTATCTCGCCCCCCAAGCCCTCCGAACCAGACGACACCAACACGATGTACGACCCGGAGAAGCACGGATCATGACCCTCTCGCGCCTCGCAGGCTCTTGGACTTCACCGAGTGGTGTGTGGCACGCCGACGCGCCGTTCGCGGGGCTCGGGTTTGTGCCGGCGGTCGCACCCATTGCACTCGCTGCAGGGCGAGCCGCGGTCGCTGCATTGTCTAAGCCTGCGGTGTTGAAGTCTATCGCTGTCGGACTCGGGGTGAGCTCGGTGTTGGGTCTGTTCGCCGGCGACGAGACCTTCGCGGAGGGGTGGGAGAACGGGGCGAAGTTCGACCAGCGCATGGAAGCCACGCATCAGCTGTGGCTCAAGCTGAACGACCGCATCGCTGCGCAGTGTCCGGCGTTTGTGCAAGGGCCCTACATCGCCGAGTACCGCAACGACCGGGACCGGTTCGGCGCGTTCTATGCGAAGACCGGACGTGTCTCTGCACGAGCAAGCTCGTACGTCGGGATAACCCCGTCGCCGACCGCGACCGAAGTTGGAACCGCCAAGATTTTCTGGGACGCGCTTCTCGGTTGGATCGCGATCGCCGAGAAGACGTGTCCGGGGAAGGTAGCGACAGGGTTATCCGAGGCGGCGGGACGCATCGAGGATGAAGGCGGGGGGAGGGGCTCGGGCGGCGGAAGTCCACTTTTGTGGATCGCCGGCGGCGCGGGCGCGCTCGTCCTTCTGATGCTATTCATGAGCTCACGCGGGCCGACGGTCGTCGTTGCAAACCCGGGGGTGAGCGGGCTCGACTTCGCGCTCGTTCGACGAAGGCGTCGTCGAGGAGGCGCGTGGCGTTGAGACGTCAGCTCACTTTTTTCGACCGACGCTCGTCTTCACGAGCTTGCCGTCCTTGTTCCAGCACATCCGGCGCTTTTTATCGCTGTTCGGCATCTTGACCCGCTTGCACTTGACCGCACCCTTGGGGAGCCCGCTCTTTTTCGCTGCCATGGGTTCGGTGGTATCATCCGAGCGGTGGACCCTGCAAGCTCTCTCGCCACCGAGCTCTTGTCGACCGGCCTCCCCGGCGCGGTGATCGTCGGGATGGGCTACTGGATCATCCGACTTCAGCGAAAGCTCGACGACATCCAAGAAAAACGGGTCGAAAACGCTCTGAAGTTCGCATCCGTCGCGACCGAGCTCGGCGCCGCGGTCGAGCGCAACACGGAAGTGATGCGACAGCAGGGGAAGCGATGAGAAAGAAAAAGAAGGCCGAGGCCGAGGTCGCGCAAAACAAGCTCAACGAGGCGATGGACCGCTTCAAGCGGGCGAGCTCCGAAAACCGAGAGACCGCGCGCAGCATCATCCCGCCTGCCGAGCGCGTCGAGGATACGAGCAAGTTTTCGATCCCGCCTCCGCCTCCGGCAGCGACTTGAAAAAAGAAAAAGGCCCCGGAGAAGGGGCCTTTTTTCGAGCCGCGGTCACGAGAAGCTTTCACTTCGGCTTCGGTCGCTTCGCCATGCGGCACTTGCCCTTGCGCGGACCCTGCTTGACCTTGCCGTTGAGACAGCTCCCATCCGCTCGGCGCGGTCCATCCTTCATCGACGCCATGTGCGCTCCTTTTTTCACCTGCGATACCGATCGCTCGGTCGCTTCCTCTCACGGACGATACAGGATTTAGCGGGCATCGTCACGGCTTCAAGGGGGAGCGGTACGACCGGGTGCGCGATGTAGCGCGCCGACGGGCGTTTTCGTTTCATCGACTCTTTTCCGAATCAGGAAAATGCTGGCGCACCCACTCGTGCACGCGCGCTGAGTGTTCTCGACCTTTTTCAGCCGCGCTGCGATACGCCTCGGCTACAGCTGGATCAGCTTTCGGAGGGGACTGTGTCACGGCTTTCTCCTTTTCGCTGAGGGGATGGGATAGTCGTACCCCCTGCGCATGGCTGCCTGCATTGCGGCTGCGACAGAAGCAGCGTCTCCACGGCTCCCCCCGATTGGGTATCGACCTCGTTGCATGGAGGCTTGCATCGCAGCAGCCACAGAAGACGGAACCGTCGCTTTTGCCGCCTTGCGTGCAGCCTTCGCCGCTTTCTTCGCGGCCATGTAGGTCGCACGGTCAACGGGCGTGCCCATCCAAGCAGCACTCTTGGGCGCGCACTTCGCTGGGCTTCTGCTACGGCACGCGCAGGCCCACCTCGAGCCGCCGGTCTTCAGCTTGATGCGTCCGAACCACTGGCACTTTTTCGACGACTTTTTCTTGAGCTTGCGCGGCGGCGGACAAGCCTTGGAGCCACGCGCGAAGCGACGGCGCTTGCCTTTGAACCGCTTGCATCGGCCCTTTTTTAGACCGGACCGGTACCACTCTTTGCACTTCAATCCCATGGAAGACCTCCCTCAGGTTTTTCGTTTTGGAGGCCCTCTTCAGCTCTGCCGCTTGCGCGGGTGCTTGAGGCACTTCTTCGTGATCTTGTTCACGCCGTAGCGACACTTCTTGCGGCCCTTCAAGCGACGCTTTGCGCCCTTCTTCGTGCCGCCCCACGAGACGCAACGCTTGGCCTTGCCGCCCTTGACGCCCTTGACGCGAACGAGACGACGCTTCGTGCACTTTTTGCCCTTGTTGTGCGGTCGCTTCATGGTGGTACCTGATCCTTTCGCGGAGTCTCGAGAACGAATCCCGAGGCCTCTCCTTTCCGACGCGTGTGCGTCGTCGAGAGAAGTGTATCGCAGTCGCTAGGCTGCACGCGAAAGGATCGCGGGGGGTCTCAGCGTACCAGGCCGATAGCCGCGACTGCGAGCGATGCCGCGGAGACTGCGAGCACGGTCCAAAGCGGCCAAGTCTTTGCGGGGAGATCGGGTGGAATCTTCAACGCCTCGTCCGTTGCAATGGACTGCTCGTTGAAGGCCTCACGAAGGGCCGCGACCTCTTCCTCTCGGACGAGCAGAAGCTCTTCGAGGGCATCGAGCTCTCGCCTGCACTGCGCGTGCTTCTCCTCGTCTACGAGGTGCTGTTGCTCGAGCCAGAGCGGGATCCACATCCCTTCCTCTCCCGTGCGCGGATGCACCATGACCTCAGGCAGGGGTCTATCCTGCCCGCTCGCGTAGGAGAGCGATTCGAGCCAAAGGACGAGCGCGAGGATGGCGAGGACGAGCTCCCTCATTGCTTCCTCTTCGCGAGCTCGAGATAGGCCTTGTGCACCTTGTCGGGGGGCAATTTTGAAAGCGCTGCTTGCTCCTCCAAAGACACGCGCGCGATCTGTTTTCGCGTCTCCTCGAGCTTCGTGACGCGGTCGGCGGCGGTGAGCGACTTGTTGAAGTGGTGCGCGGCGTTCGCCTGATGCCGACGGGCGGAGGCCGTCGCACGTGCTTGCTCGAGCTTCACCTTCGCCTTGGCGAGCTCCGCCTCGAGGCGACGGCCCTTCAAATAGAGCCACGCAACGCCGAGGCCGGTGGCAAGCGCGCCCCACAGCGCGAGCGGCAAGCGCTTCAAGACTTCGAGCACACCGCGGCCTTGAAGCGAGGACCCTTCGAGGTTTTCACGATGCAGCTCCACCCTCGCCCGCCTTTGCGGCGGTTTGGAACCTGCACCGAACCGGGGGGGCACTTGCATCCCTCCCAGTTTGCTCGGCGCTTGCGGTGCACGCGCTTGGGAGCCGGCGCCCCCGGGCACCGGATGAACTTTCCTTTCTCGGTGCGACAGGCCGGCATGGAAACGCTCCTCAGCGGGTGTAGGTGTGGCGGTGCTCGAGCAAAATCATGCACTGCCGGGTCACGAGGTCGGAAGTGACCTGGATTTGGACGTATTCGTTCGGCTGAGGGTCGGTCCCGGGGACAGGGACGAAATCGGCGTCGACGAGCACGTTGGGCCCCGCGAACGAGAGGTTTGCATCGAGCGATTTGAACGTGACGAGCAGCTGATCTCGAAACTGCGGGTCGAGCCGGATGTGCTCGGGAAAGCCCATCAGGCTGATGTTCAAGTCGGTATTCACGCCGGCCGCGCCGACGTTGCCCGCGTACAGCAGGTTGTTGGTGCTGCCGGGGACGAGCGTCGGCGTGATGCTAGGCGCGGGAACGGACACAGTGACCTCCCTGAAAAGGGGAGTATACGGTCAATCGCGCGTCAGACCGAGCGCATCGAGGTCGGCGTCGGTGAGCTTGGCCTTCGCGCGCCGGGCCGCTTCACCTGCGAGGATGTCGGTCATGTCTTGCTCGCTGAGGAGCGGTACGGGGACGGGGAACGCCAAGATCCAGGCCGTGTTCGACCCGTCCTCGGGGTCGAGGACCTCCAGATCGGGGAGGGTCCGCGTCCCCTCGGGAGGGGTCGTCTCGGCTTCGATGTAGCCAACGACCAGATCCCCTCCCGAACGGGAACACTTTTGTAGAACGCCTACGACAGCTCGCTTCACCATGCGAGCATTCTATCGCGGCCAGCCCTTCTCGCGCTCTAGCAAGTAGCCTCGAATCGCCTGGGCGTCTTCATAGAGTTTGCGGCTTGCGACGGCGCGGGTCTTTCGACCGTTCGAGAGGGTTGTCGACACGCAGAGCTGTCCATCCCTGTTGACGAAAAAGTGTAGGTCGAAAGACGGTTCAAGCACGGCGCACCACCCACTTTTTGATCCGGCTGTAGCCGAGCTCGGTGAAGCCGACCTCGGCGTTCTGCCCAAAGTCACTGTCTTTCTCGAGCGCGCGCCCCCACGAAAAACCCCGCTGGCGCAGCTCTTGAAAACTTGGATGCACGAAGGGATTCAAGATGAGCCGCTGAAGGTATGGGTCGTCGAACGATTTTTCGCAGTCCTCGAAGATGTCTTTCAGCGTTGCAGGGCCCCACCCATCCCCGTTGCGGGCGAGGTAGCGGACGAGTAGATAGGCCGCGACCTCGGCCTCGACGCGCTCGAAGGTGTCGGGGAAGGGGAGGGGCTCGGCGAATCGAAGCTCGCTCGGCTTGAAGTCAGGCGTCATCGGGATCGAATTCCTCAAAGAGGGTCCACTCGGCGCGCACCTCGGCGGCGGGCAGGGTGCGATGGTCTCCACCGTACTCCGCCTCGAGCGTGACGAGGAGCTCTTCGCCTTCGGCGGAGCTGACCGCGATCACTTCATAGGTACTCTCCCGGACGTTTGCGCGATGCAGGATCATGCCGACCTGCACATAGGGGAGCGGGTTTGTCCCTGCTTCTACTTTCATAAACCCTCCAGAAGTTGCTCGAGAAACAGCTTGCGTTCATCGGGCGTCGCAGCGCGTAGAAACGGCGCAAGGATGCAGTTGAGCTTCTCTGCCATGTAGACGAGCTGATGGGGCGGTACACGCGCCCCGAGCGCAGAATGCGTGTGGAGCGTCGACGGGTTGGCACCTGATTCACGCACCATGTTCAAGTGCTCTCGGAGCACGCCGCACCACTCGATGAAGCTGTGAAAATCCCCTCCCATGTTGGCGAAGAACATCCGCATGTAGAGCTCCTCGCAGATAGCGCTTGCTCGGATTAGTGCATCATTCGTCATAGACCCCTCGACCTCGACTCCGACCATAGCCATGAACCCCTCTGCGACCACGACCGCGACCCCGACCACGATCGCGTTCTCTGCCACAACCTAGACCCCGCCCACGACCACCTTGTTAGGTCTGAAGGCGTGCCGACACCGGAGCATGAAAACGGTGACTCGATTTTCTGAAACGCAGGGGTGCGCGCACCCGCTCCTGACCTTGCGTTTTCCCGGCCAATCCGTTTGACTGCCTGATTCATAGACTTTTCGACCCCGACCCCGACCGCGACCGCGACCCCGACCACGACCACGACCACGACCGCGACCGCGCGTTTTCAAAACCGATTCGTTTGATGGCTTGGTTCATACGCTTCTCGACCACGACCGCGACCACGACCACGACCGCGACCACGACCGCGACCACGACCACGACCGCGACCACGACCTCGACCGCGACCGCGACCGCGACCGCGACTCCGATCCCGCCCCCGACCCCGACCGCAACCCCGACCACGACCGCGACCGCAACCGCGACCACGACCGCGACGACTCCCACGAACGCGACCGCGACCGCGACCCCGTTGGATCGTTTTCAAAACCAATTCGTTTGATGGCTTGGTTCATCTCACCCGCCCGTTTTCATCGTAGTTCAGGATGACAACCTCGCTCGCTGAGCGGGCGCCGCCTACTGATCGAGGAGCGGAGATCGCTTCGATACGAAAGTCCTTATAGAGCTCCCGAATGAACGGGGTGTCACTATTCGATTGCATAATGAATGCTCCAGTCTGCGTCAACTCGCGCATCGTGTCGTGGAGTCTCCGCTGATCTTCCTGCGAAAAGCCCCTCTGCGCGTAGCTCGTGAAGTTTGAAGTCTCGTTGATTGGCTCGTAGGGCGGATCAAGGTAGATGAAATCCGAAGGTCCGTACCACTTGCGTTGAAGCGCCCTATCGAAGCCCCCGGGGAATAGGATCGGCGTGCGCAAGAGCTTCGAGGCTGCATACAGCGTCTCTTCGTCACAGATCGTCGGGTTTTTATAGTCGCCCATCGGCACGTTGAACTTGCCGTCCCCGTTGACGCGCCACACGCCGTTGAAGCACGTCCGGTTGAGGTAGATAAACCGCGCGGCCTGTTTGACCGCTTGCTCCGCCGAGCGGATGAGCTGCGACCGGTTGAAGTTCTCGCGCGTGAGCGCGTAGAGCTCAGGGCTGTGCGATGCTTCAAGGCCCTTGAGCTGCCCGACGAGCTCATCGACTCGATCCCGGACGACTTCGTAGGTGTTGATGAGCGCCGCGTTCGTGTCGCTCAGAGCGGCCCGGCGAGGCTCCAAGGCGAAGAACACAGCGCCTCCCCCGAGGAAAGGCTCGACAAGCTGTAGGTGGTCGAGCTCGTAGGGCATGAGCTCTCGGAGGGTGTCGACGAGCCTCCCTTTGCCGCCCACCCACTTGAGAAAAGGCTTCACGCGCGCCCCTTCAAGGGGAGCCAGTGTGCCCTCATCCGCATTTGAGCCTTGATCTCGCGAAGATGGCGCCGGGTCTGCGTGAGCGTGATGCGCACCTCTTCGTCGAGCTGTTCGAAAGCTTCCTTTGACAGAAGGACGAGCCCCTCTTTTTCAAAGGTGAGGTATGCAAGGCACTCGATGCACACGGTGAAGTCGCCGTCCTGCGGTGGCTCGGTCTGACCGAGCCGGGCGTCTGTCGCATGGGTCGAGGTCTTGCCGCATGAGGGGCACACGAGCCGGGGCATTTCGTAGGTGTTCATCGCAGCACCGCCCAGCGACGTTCCACAGGCAGCTTTTCAATCCCCGAGAAGGTCATGCCGCCCTGGGTGAGGGCTTTCAACCGGGCCCACACCCGGTGATACACGCTCTGCGGGGCGCAATCTGGGCAGAGGTACATCCGCAAAGTGCCCGCGCGTCGGGCCTTGTCGAGGATCGGTGCGACCTCCGAGGGGAGAAGCTTTTGAAGCTCCCGGATGGGCATCTTCAAGAGGTCCTCCATGTCGGTCTCCGGGTGCGGGGCGAGGACGAGCGCGTAGAGCGCGCGGTCGACCGGCGAGTCGGCAGAAGCGAGCTGTTCGATAAGCGTCCGCCACGCCTTGTCGGAGGGGGCCTTGGTGTTCACCGGACCCGTCGGAGAGGGCTCGACGGGCGAGTAGTGCTCCTCAACGGCCTGCGTGAATGCGTCGCGAAGGCCGCGGGTCTGCGCGAAGCTGACCCAGCGACGCAGGTAGGGGGTGTACTTCGAGGAAAACAGCTCCTCGAGCTCGTGAGCCGCGTACAGCTCGAAAGCTCTCCGTACCATGCGTACCGTCGACCGCGCAGACGACTTTTGATAGCCAGCGATGTTCTCGAGCCACTCAAAAAATGAGCCTTCGTAGGGGAAGTCTGGTTTCATTCTGGATCCGTCCTCTGAAATAGGAGATGGCATCGGGCCACATGCGGCCTTTTCGCCGGTCTAGGGCGACCGCGACCGCGATCGCGACCGCGACCCCGACCCCGGCGGAGCGATTTCAAAACCTATTCGTTTGATTCCTCTTCCTCGTCTTCCTCGTCTTCCTCGTCTTCTTCTTCCTCGTCTTCCTCGTCTTCCTCGTCTTCCTCGTCTTCTTCTTCCTCGTCTTCCTCGTCTTCCTCGTCTTCCTCGTCTTCCTCGTCGTCTTCCGGTGCGAGGGCCTCTTCGACGACCTCGACGAGCTTGTCGATGTCCCCGCGAATCGACTTTTTCTTTCCCTCGAAAGAGACAGGCGCGAGGGTGAGCTCGCACAGCTCGTAGGTTTTCGCCTTTTTGTTCGGCTTTCGCGCGATGAAGTGCTCGAACGCGTCCAGATCCGCGCTCCAGGCCGTGATAACCCAGTCTTCAGACACGCCGAGCTTTGCGGCCATCGGCGGGCCCGGATCAAATGGCTCTTTCTTCTCTTCTTTTTTCATGTCTCCACTCCAATGCTTCTCGACCCCGACCCCGACCCCCGACCCCGACCCCGACCCCGACCCCGACCCCGACCCCGACCGCGACCCCGACCCCGACCGCGACCCCGACCCCGACCGCGACCCCGACCACGACCGCGACTGCCACGACCCCGACCCCGACCCCGACCATGACCACGACCGCGACCCCCTCGGAACGTTTTCAAAACTTATTCGTTTGATTGTCTGGTTCATAGACCCTCCGACCCCGACCCCGACCGCGACCCCGACTGCGACCACGACCGCGATCGCGACCCCAACCACGACCGCGACCGCGACCGCGGCCACGACTCCAACCGCGACCCCGACCATGACCACGACCGCGACCGCGACCGCGACCGCGGCCACGACCGCGACCGCGACCACGACCCCCTCGGAACGTTTTCAAAACTTATTCGTTTGAATGCTTGGTTCATATAACTCCTCACACGAGGGATAGACCTAAAAAAGTCTATCCCTCGAATCAGGTGTTCACTTCGTCTTGCGAGGAAGCTCGTGCTTCCACGGGCACAAGTCGACGATCGCCCCAATGGCGACGTAGACCGGCACCCCTTCGGGGTAGACCTCTACCTCGTTGAGCTCCCCGCTCTCGAGCGCCCCCGCGAAGCGACCTGTATCGGCGACCCACGCTGCGTCTGCGAGCTTGATCCACTTGTCCGACACCTCGAGGACCTTCCCGGTGTAGTAGTGAGTCACGGTACGAATGAAAACCTTTTGTCCCTCTTCCATTTTTTCCTCTGTTTTCTTTCGCTGAAAGACAGCGCGGAAACGCTCGACCCCTAGGTCAAGCGCTTCGACGGCGACTCTCAGTTGAAGTCGATTTGCCGGCTCAACGTTCGCTCACCGATAGTGAGAGAGACGTAGATCGACTTCGACGTTCTTTTTTCATCGCAGCACGACGCTTCCCCGACGTGCAATTGGGGAAGCACCTCGAATTCTAGGTGCTCCTCGTCGACGAGCCCTTTCAGCGAGTCGACTTGGCTAGTCATCGCCTTCTCAACCTGTTTGAAAAGTCGATACTCATCCTCGCTCAGCTCCTCGAGCGGCTCGACGTCGAATGACACGTCGTTGCCTCGGCAAGTGCAGACGTCCGACTTTTTCAGTGGCATGTAACGAGCGAAGTCCGCGATCGGCTGCAAAAGCCCGTCGCGCACAGCGTCGACAACCTCTTTCGCCCCGTAGGGCAAAAAGTTGGCCTTGTGCCGCTCACGCATGCTCTCGAGTTGAGCTGTCGAGCACGTGTAGAGCTCCGCCGGCGCCTCCCCTGCGAGGTACTTCTCGCAGAAGCGAGGCCACGCTTCCTCGAGCCTTTCTTGCTCTGCGCGTCGGGCTCGATCGCGCTCTGCCTCGCGCGCGAGCCGCTCCTTCTCGCGGGCCTCGCGCAAAGCTCTGACCGCTCGGCGGAAGGCCTCGACCTCTTCGGTCGCTGCCGACTCCATGAAAAGATCCTCGTAGTACGTCGGGAAATTCGCGGCGCAATACGCCTCTGGCGTCGGGTATGTCGCGAGGATCTTCGCGTGGGTTTCGTGGGCTCGCGCCTTTTTTGCGGCTTCGTCTGCCTGCCTTTGCGCGATCTCCGCCTTTTCTTGTACGAGCGCCTCACGAATAGACGCGAGAAGCCCCTCGCCGTTGAGACGAACGACTTCCCAGGTACAAGTCGCGCGGTTCGCGAGCAGCGCTCGTTCCTCGACGGACAATGAGTCGAGTTGCTCTTGCGAGAGCCGCACGAGCCCCTCGCCTGATGCCGCAATCCCCTCGCTAATCGCCCGCGGCACGTTCACCTTTGCTTTGATTTCCAGCATTTTTCTTCTCCTCTCTGCAGACACGGCCTAGCCGTGTCGATTCACCGCACTATGCGGCGAAAAACTTGAGTACATCGAAGGTTGCACAATGTCAACTTGACAGCACACCCTTCTCGTTGGATAGAAGGCTCCGCACTGTCTCGACACATCCTGACCGGGTGGGCTCGACGACAGCGCGGCCCGTAGGCCTTCCCCGAAATGGTTCGGGGGAGGCTTGCTTTTTTCACATCGAATAGACGTCCGTGATCCCGACGATCGCCGCGTTGCGCTTCGCACGGTCGAAGTACGCCTTCGTCCTCTCAGGGGGGCACGTACACTTCGGCGGAAAAAAGCCGCACGGGCACGGGCTCGTTGCGGCGATCACGCGCGCGGGCCTCCACTTTGTGAAGGCTTCGGCCGTCGCTTGGAGTGCAACCGTTGAAAACTCCGTGATCTCGTCGAGAAGCAAGACGCCATGGTGCGCGAGCGCAACCTCGCCGGGCCTCGAGCCCTTGCCGGCCATCCCGAGCGCACTCACCGTGTGGTGAGGCGCGCGAAAAGGCACCTTCGGTGTGAGGTAGTCGAGCCCCGCGGAGCTATAGATCCGCAAAACCTCGGCCGCCTGCTCGCGCAGCAGCCAGCCCTCGGCGAAGCTTCGGGCGAGCATTGTCTTGCCCGTACCTGGAGCTCCGACGAGCAGCACGCGATCGTAGGACTGAAACGCGAAGGGTTCGACCGGGACCGGTCTATCCCGGACGTCGCCAAGGTGATTCAGGCCGAACACGAGCGCATCCGGACCGAGCATCGAGCGCGCGTCTATTTGATTGCGCGCTACATAGAGCGGCTCGAAGTCGCGCATGCACGCGGCTCCGCGAACGGGGCGAACAACTCCACTGAATGACAGCTCGCCGACAAACACGGCGTGATCCTGCCCGAGGGGCGTTGCCTTGTCGGGCGTCACCCCTGCAAGCCGGTCCATGCCGCGCAGGACTGCGACGGCTGCGGCCAGGTCGAGCCCCGCTGAGGGCTCGTCTAGCTCGACGTGCGCCGAATGGCCCTCCATGCCGAGGACCGACGTCAGGCGCACCTGCGCCTCGCGCGCTGCCGCTTCCGAGCCCGACAGCACGGTGACCTTCACAGATCCCGGTCTATCATAGACCGTCGCATGTACGGCGCACATCGCCGCTCGCCCGACGCCCGTGAGCACGGCGCCGAGCGCTTCTGTTTTGACTTCCATTTTTCTAACCCTCCGTTCGTACAAACTGACTTGCACGATGAAACCCGCTTTTCGTGAAAGCGGGCTCGACCTACAATTCAGCTCCACACCGATCGCATATCCCGCCGCGAGTGCCAGCGTCGTGCGGGCACGCTAGACAGCCGTACAGGCCTTTGAATGCGGCCAAACGAGCTTTCAATACCGTTTGAAACGACAACGGATTTCCATCCGGATCGAACCATTCATCCGACGACCCCCACGACATGGCCGTGCGAGTCATCGCGTCGTGAACCTTTTTGTACGCCTCTTCGGGCGTGGCCGCGTTGACGTCAACGCACAGGACTATTCGGTACACGGCGCCCTCGGCTTTTCATCGTTCGACCACTGCTCAGCTCGAATCGCTTCGAGCCGAAGCTTCTCATCGAGCGCAGCAACGAAGCCGTGCTCGTTGTAAAACACTTGGGCACGTTCCTGCGCGCTCCAAGACACAGCCGCGCCGTCGGATTCGGCCTCATGGATCGCCGTGGCAAGCTCCAGGACGAGCTTGACCTCGACACTCGGGTACGCGCCTACCCGATCAGGTCGCATTTCTCGCCGAAGGTCGACCTTTCGGTCCGGTTCGTGGACGATTCCTCGTTTTTTCATGTTCCCTCCATTTCAAACCCTCGAATAAATGGCCGCCCCGGCCCGTGAGGACCACCCCCACGGGCCGGGAGGCCCGGAGGGTCAGGTGTTCTCTTGGATCGAGACAGCCGTGCCATCCCATCCTGCGGCGCGTTGCGCGCGCCACGCTGCAATCGCGTCGGGGGATAGATTCCGCTCGGCGATCGCGTCCACCGACGCGTCTATGTCGGTCGACGTTTGACCCTCGCCATTCGTGCGCTGGTACGCGACCCGCACACGATCTTTGCGCGACGCGCGGTAGCGCGTCACGATGAAATGGTGCCACTCGCCTGGTTTATCGGCGGGCGCCCAGACGCCGTTCGTGACGATCTTCATGAGTGCAAACTCCATTGTCCGTCGCGATGGCGGACCATCGCGCCAATCATCCCGCATCCTGACCACCCGAAATACGAATAGCCGTGCGCAGGATCGCGTAGGTAGTCCGTGTCTGGACCGACCTCGGCCTTCAAGCGCACGAGGTTTTCGACGCACCGCTCGAACGACTCGGCGGATTCACCCCCCTTATCGCCCTCAGTGCGCGCTGCGTCGCGAAATTGATCACCTGCAATGCCGCTCGAAAACTTGAGCGTCGCCGGGATCTCGATTGTGCGCCGGCCTTTCGACAGCTCGACACACGCCGCATAGACGTCTTGATCGTCGTCGAGCGTAAGCGCGTATCGAAGCTGCATCGACAGATAGACGAGTGCGGGGTGCTTTCGCAGCTCCGTGTCGTCCTTGATCGATCGCAGCTCAAGCGCAGCTCGATAGAGTCGCTTTGATAGGTCGACGATATCGACCACCACGCTCGACTCTAAGGCGAGTCTCGCGATTCTACTTTCTTCCATGTTCCCTCCGTTCGTGGCGTTTTGAACGCACGAAGGAGCCCGCAATCGAAATCGCGGGCTCGACCTACGTTCAAACCTTGCTTTTCACGTACCCCATCAATCGGGCCGCCTTTGCGTCGATGTCGGCCCGTTTGTCGACGTTCGCCCGCGCGACGTCGACATGTTGCGAGGCCTCAGTGAGGCCTTGAAGCATGCTCCAAGCCGTTCCGGGCCGACCATAACGGTCGGTCTGAAGCGTGCGGGTGTATGCGTCCTGTACGAGCTTCTGCGGCAGCTCGGTCACCGCGCGCGCGTCACCGCGATCACCTCTTGCTCGCCTTCGCCGAGCAAGAATGTCGAGGCGACCTTGATCGCGCTCTGTAGCTCGTCGCGCTCCTCGCGCGGCATCGGCAATGCCATCGCACGTTGCGCCGCAAGGAAACGGTCATGGACCGTTTTCGTGTGACGAAACGTGGCTTCGTAGACCTCGGTGCAACCCCATAGAATGAAGTTGCAGCAAGCGAAATCCATGAGGCCGAACACGAGCTTGACCGACGCGCCGCCTACCTCGGAATTCGAGAGCAGCATAAACCGCGAATAGCGGTTTTTTCCGTGCTCGATCGCCGTGTCGTAATCGGCGAGCGCAATGAATGAGCTACGGTCACCCACCCATCCGAGCGGAAGGGGCTCGACGTCGCCCCACGCATGACGCGCGGGGCCTGAAGCGGTCCGGAAGGCCTCGCAAGGCCCCCAGCTCGACCGACGACACAGCTCTGCGACACGCAGAGCGATGTCGTAGTCCCACACGCGCTCATACGCGGTGGTCGTGATAGACCGAAGCATCATAGACGCTGTCGGTCCGCTGACTAACAGGTGAGCCGGCTTCTGCCGGCCGATCCCTCGGGTGAGACGATCGGTGAGCACGTCTGCCGCGACGTTCGTTGACAACCGACCGAGAAATTCGGTCGGCGCAAGTGTCCCGGAGCCGTCGCGCGCGGGGAGCGCGCAAATTTGACTGAGGCTCCAATTGTTGAGAGTCGCGGGGATCCCCCCGCGACCGAGCAACGCTAGCTCGTCGCCCTGTGCTTCGATCCGCAGGCTGTCCCATGGGACACCCGCGTCCGCGCTTTCGCGCGAGGTGTCGCGGATCTGTCGAGTCCGCGACACATAGTCTTCGATCGTCATGACGCGCTCGTCTGCGGGCCGCGAGGCCCACTGACGGTGCGCGTCGAGGACCTGACCGTCCTTGCGCTTTTTGATACTACTACTCATCAACATTTTTCTAAACCCTCCGTTCGTGCGTGTTTGGAAAAGGCGCACGAAGGGACGGTCGAAGTCACTTCGACCGGCCGACCTACACCCTCACACGACCTCGACAGCGCCCATCAGGACGGCTTGTTCGATGCCGCAGACCTTCATCGCGCCACACGAGAGGCACTTGTACCCTTCGGCGTCGGGCTCGACACCCGAATCCTGGATGTCGCCGCATACCAGACACACGCCCGCGTACGACTCCATCAGATCCATGACCTCGGACTCGTCTAGTTCTATTTTTTCCAATGTTCCCTCCGTTCGTGCCTTGAGCGTTCTATTTTTTCCAATGTTCCCTCCGTTCGTGCCTTGAGCGCACGAGGGATCAAACCTCGCTCGCTGCAAGCGCCTCAGCGGGTACTGCATCGTAGTGCCCGTTTTTCACCAGCCATTCGGCGGCTTCGTCGGCGCCAATGACCTGCCAGCGCTCGCGCGTGCCCTGCCACTGTGACCACGCATGCAAGATCCACAGACCCTTGCGGGATCGGTACAGCCGCTCGTGCTCCCACTGAGAGCCAGTGGCGACGCTGATGTGATTGCGGCCGTCCCATCGACGGGCTTCGTCCCACAATTGCGCCGCCGAACGGTCGAACCAGCCTCCGCCGTCCAGATTTTGTCTTTCCATTTTCTTACCCTCCGTTCGTGCCTTTGAAACGCACGAGGGAGCAGTCGATAACTCGACCGCTCGACCTACGTTTCAAACCTTGCTTTTCACGTACCCCATCAACGCGCCAGAGGCGCGAGAATCACCGGCGCCGAGTCGATAATTCGATCGGCAACCTCGGTCGCCAGCGCGACCGTGCGACGCTTGCGCGTCTCGCGGGCCGCGCAGGCGGCCCGCTCGGCTAGCTCAGGTGCGATATCGGCCAGTGTTGGCCGATACCCTTGCTCGGGTGCCGCGCGCCATGACGCGCGGCCCCGAAGCTGTTTATTCGCCGACGCGAGCAATTCCGCTCGCGTCGGCTGACGTGGCACTACGAGCCGCTTTTCGCGGCCCGAATAAACCGGGTGTATCCCGGTTAGATCATCTTTCATTTTTTTCCTCCCATGAAAACACGCGGGAACGCTGGACGGTCACCCGTCCAGCGCTCTACCTACCTTCATTTGGGAGGGGAAAGAAAAAAGGTTCAGCTTTGCAAATCAAGCCCATAGACGCCTGAACCGCGTCCGGGCCTGCGATCCTCCGATCGCAGGCTATGAGCCGTAGCCCACCCGTTAGGGTGCGGGCGCGCAACGCGTGGTCTACCGCGTGCGTGGGGACCCCTACCTATGTCAGCGCATGGGGGTCACTTTGCGTCGAGACAATTGCCCCGATCCGTCTCCGGATCGCGCGACATACGCGTGCGGATCTGTCCGCCAAATTGGCCGTGCAACGGTCCAAACCACGTATGCCACGCGCGCACTAGCGCGCGTCAATAGACCACGATATACCTACCTCGGCCCGTCCGACGGGCCCCACTGTGACAGTGACTATCACTGTCAAAGGTCAATCTAGCAGACCGCACAGTGACGTCCAGCGAAAAATCAAAAAAAGTGAAACCGCGTCTAAAGCGCCTAACAGGCCCGGGCCGGCGGGAGCCCAGCCCCGGGCCGGCGGGAGCCCAGCCCCGGGCCGGCGGGAGCCCAGCCCCGGGCCGGCGGGA